CTAAGCGGCTTTCTTTTTGCCTGTTGTGCGGGGCTTTTTGCCCACCAACGCCACAGCAGCCGCCAGGGTCTTGGTCGCCAGATGGCTATAGCGTCTGGTGCTGACCGCTGACTTGTGGCCGAGCACGCCACCCACGGTGTAGAGATCCACGCCGGCATTGATCATTTCGCTTGCCGTGCTGTGTCGCAGGTCGTGCAGCCTGGCATGTCCCATCCCGGCCAGACGCGCGCCCGCTTTGAACTCCTTGCTGACGGTCCATTTAGTCCGCCGAGGCGGCCAGAGCGCCGGATTGCGCAGGATGTGGGCGATACGCGGGTGCACCGGCACCACGCGCGGCAGGTGGTTTTTGGTGTCCTCGGGCGCCAGGATGAATGCCGATCCATCAGACGACACTGCGGCCATCCCAGGCTCAGCCGCTCGCATCCCTGAGTAGAAAGCGATGCGGATGCACGCCCTGGACGGCCCAGGCTTGATGCATCTGCAGATGGCCAGGAATTCCGCTCGTCCAAGATACACATGGCGCTCGTTTCGCACCTTTGGCATTGGGAGGCTGGACGCAGGGTTGGCGTCCCCCATTCCGTGGTGCTTCCAGGCGTAGCGGCAGGCTGCGCGGATGTAGGCCAGCCGGTTGCGCGCGGTTGCGGCGGACAGGGCCTTGCCGTCCGCATCCTTGGGCTTGTAGTTCAGGGCCACGGCTGGCAGGGCAGAGAACGGCTTGCCGGCATAGGCTTCAAAACAGGCCTGCAACTCGCGCCGGATGTTCTCAAAGCTCTTGAGCGCGGGCGCGTGGTGCTTGAGGTACAGCAGCACCGCATCCTCAATCAGTGGCTCGGGCTTGCTGACACCAGTTGCAATGGCATGGAGCCGCTTCGTTTCTTCGAGGTCGAACTTGTCCGCTTCGGCGCGCGTGTAGCCTTTTGGAAGTAGTCGGCTAGTCCGCTGCCTCTGACCTGCAATGTAGCGGTCGAACTCAAAGCGCCAGCGCTTATTCCTCTTGTCGTAGCTGATCGACATGATGTGCGGTATTCCTCTACGTCATTGAGCGAGAATCGTACACAGCTATCAAACCGGTAGCATTGGAGCTTTCCGTTTTGGGCAAGGTCGTACACCTTGCGTTTGCTGATGCCAAGCATTTCTGCAGCCTTTGTGGCGCTGATGAGATTGCTCATGGCTTGCCTTTCTTTTTGATCGGCGTCCAGTTCGTCGGAGTCTCCCCCGGGGCCGCCTTGCATGACCAGCATCGGATCATCTGGACCAGAACGTTTCCGTGGAAAGTGCGGCATGTGTTGCAGCGCCCACAGTGCAGCGCTGGACAGATCCAGGCGCAGTACCAGCGGCGCGGCAGGTGGGGCATGTGGCGTGGTGTTGCTGGTAGGCCGCGTCGGCGGCGTGCCAGTCTGGCGAAGGCTGGGCTGTCATGAGACGCGCTCGCGGGCAGCGCTCCGGGCGATGCCAATGAGTAAGTCCCGGAACGCGGGCGGTGTGGCAGCAGCCTCGCGGCGCGACAGAGTCGGCTTATTGCGATCCTTCCCCCGCTGATCATGAAATCCGACCTGATGGCTACCTATAGGCCGTTCCCACCGCAGTTCAGGTGGACGCTCGGTGCCAAAGCAATATAACCAAGTCGCTTTGTTGGCGCGGTGCCCATATGCCGATTGCCACACTTCGCACACCCAGCCGCCCGTTCGGCAGGGCTGCCAGCCGAGCCCGCGTGGTCGGGACAGGCCGTGGAAGTCGAAGGCCCGGCTTTTCGCCGGATGCTCGAGCACGCCACCAAAGGTCTGTACAGCACGCAGTGCGGCTTTGAAGCAGCCGAAGTCGTTGCCGGGTCGGTTGTGTTCGCCACCCCAGCGCGCGTAGTTGACGTTGGCCATTGCTCCCCACCGCTGGCATGGTGGGTGCGCCACCACGGGCCACGGCCCGCAATATTGGCGCGCGTCGCGTGCTTCGTCCCATGGATCAACGCCAGGCAGGCCAAAGTAGGCCCCTCCAGTCTCTACGTAGAGGGCTGCAATCACAGGTATCTCCAGAATGAGAAAGGCCCGCATCAGCGGGCCTGTGGGTTGGGTTCTGCTGGCTCTTTCCAGCGGTCGCGCTTCTCTCCGCGCTGTCGGCTACGTCGGGAGGCCATTGCCGTTCTCCTTCTTGATGCCGCGATCCTCAGCGGCGAATTGCTCGCGCGCTTTCTGAATCGCTTTCTTGGTCAAGGCGTTGGTCTGCTGGCGTGTCTTGTTCCTGTAGCACTCGGGGTGCCATGTGCCATCAAGTTGACCGCAAACACAAGGCGTGTAGCCGAGGCGCCTCTCAACTTCCGTGTCGGCAAGCCTAGCCATTGTTTTCTTCCTTCTTGATGCCGATGCCGTGGGCGGTCAGCGCTCCCCGGTTCGCGTCGATTAACGTGCGCAGCGTGTCCATGTCGCTGGTGTCGCTGACGACGCCAAGGTAGGCGCGCAGCCAAGTGCCTGATACCCGGCGCAACACCCATTCCAGGCGCTCGGCGTCGGGCCGTAGCTCATCGACCAGCCGCCCCAGCGTGGAGCAGGACGCCTCCAGGCCCGCGATTTCTGCCTTGAGTGCATCGCGTTCGCTGCGTGCTTGATCGCGCGCCGCGCAAAGCCTGCGCAGCTCTTGGCTGTCCCTGTTGTGCTGTTGCAAGAGGCCATCCGTCAGCGGCTCCGGCCCGCGCGGGAACACTGCGGGATTCGCCGGGTGCAGTCGCTCCCAGCGCTTGGCCTCTGCAAGTTGATGCTCGTTCAACCTGTCGTGCTGGCCCATGCCCAACGCAAAGCGGATGGGCTGGCCCACTGGGCTGCTGCCGCCTTGGTGATGCCAGAGCACCCACAGCAACGCTGCGCGGGCCGTGTCCGTGAAGTCGGGCGACAGCTCGGGCGGCACTGCTGCTGCGGTGGTGAGGGCTGCGCGGGCGTTCCAGGCTGCTCTGGCAGCGATTCGCGCATTGACACCGCCGACAAGGTAGTCTTGCTTGTACCAAGCCTCGAATGCTTGGCCTTCTGCAACCGCGATTAGGTTGTTCGCTACCTTGGCGGCATTGGTATTGGTGGTCATGGGGTGTCCTTTTGAATTGGCTCAACATCGGCAGGGTGGAAATTGCCGCGCCACGTCTCGCCAGCAACTACGAGGTACTGGCCTTGTGCGCGAAGTAGCTTTCCGTGTAGGCCATCAAACCAAGTCCCCGCACCCTTGCGGATGGAGACTTGATCGCCCACCTTCACGGTCAGGCCGTAGGTCTTGCGGATGTAGTCAATGCTCATTGCTCCCTCCCTCATCAGCACTGGAGGGGGAGGGTGGGAGGGGTGCCCAAAACCTCGGCGTCATGTGAACAAACGGCCAAATCCATGCACCGTTTCCCGCATAGGCCGATTGAAGCCAGTAGCCGCTGGCGACGTCCTGTTCGCGCCTTCCACGCAGCAGGACGTACCCCGAATCCTTCGGCGCTGTCTCTATGTCGCGCCACTCGCTGGGCTCACTGATGCCGTGCAGGCACTGGCGCGGGCGCAGCGGCTCTACGCCACCGGCGCCGATTGCGGATAGCTGGGCTTCGAGGTCCGCGATGCGGGCGTGCTGGCGGCGCAGTTCGGCGGCCGCCAGGATGCAGGTTCCGCCGAAACTGAGGGCGCGCAATTGGTCAGCCAGTCGCAGCGCCTCGGGTTGTTTTGCTTCTGTCATGCTTCTTCATCCTTCGTGATGACGGCAATCCAGTAGCTGGCGATGCCGTCCTTGCTATCGACCTTCACCAGCGGGTAATCAGCGCCCGGCAAGCCCCACTCGGTCATGATGCGTTCGCAGCCGCTGAACTCGCCCAAGTCGGTGATAGTTCCGTGGACTTGCATGTGTTGGTGGTGAGTGCGGCGAATGGCGCTGTACACCTCATCTGTTGTTGGAATCCATCTGACAGTCATGGCTAACTGCTCCATGAAGTAAAAAGCCCGCTACGTGCGGGCTGTTGGTGGGTAGTTCCTGCGCGCCAGTGGCATCAGGCCGGATAGCCATGTGGCCTCTGTGCCTCGCCGGCGGTATCGCTCTGCTGCGAGCCGCGCGCGGTTGCGCTGGTAGTGGCTGCGCCGACCCTCGGCCTTGTCAAACACGGGCCGGGGCGCATCAGGGCCAGGGCTTGCGGAGTAGATGGGCGTCTCGCGCCCGCTGACGCCGATCTGTGGCCGGTAACGCAGGATGCGGAAGAACTTGCCGGGGTGGTTCTTCCTGGCCGTGGTCATGCAGGTGTTGATGACGTTGCGTGCCAATCCCAGGTGCTCCGCGATCTCCGGCACACTCATGGGGCCGCACTCTTTCAGCGCGGCGGTGATGGCGTCGCGTGTAGTTGGCGGGACAGGCATTACGCTGCCTCTCGGGCATTCGGGGCGTTGGCAGCCAATGCGGCTCGTAGCTTCGCCTCGTACTTGCGCACCAGCTCAGCGAATGCGAGCAAGTCGGCTTCCAGCGCCTCAATGGCGTTTTCGTCGCGCGTAATGCGATGGATGGCCATGTAGTTCAGGTCCGGAACCCACAGCACCAAATCCACCCACTGGCGGCCCAGCAGCCAGAGATAGCCAAGGCATTGATCCATGTAAGCCGACAGGTCGCCATCGGCCACGGCGGTGAATAGCGTGTCGCTGCTGACCATCGTCTTTATTTCCAGCACGCCATCGTCATCAATCAGGCCGTCCGGGCTGAGGCCATAGAGCCCATCTTCCGTAGTGAAGAAGCCTACCTCTTCCACGAGATTGCCGGTACGGCTCTCGTAGGCCATGCGCGCCAGTGGCTCCTGTTCGGTGCCCGTGCGCATGGCGGCGTTCTGGAACTTTGCCGGAGCGCAACCGCCGATGCGCTCGCGCGCGGTGTCCATGGCATAGGCGATACACGCCTTGGATGGCTGGCCGCCCTTGAGCTTGTCGCGGCAGTCACGAAAGCGCGAGCCAGTGATACATCCCTTGCGCACGGCCAGCCATGCTTCGCTGCCCTGTTCATAGTCGTGGTGAATCATGACTTCAGCCCTTTCCGGTGCTTGATGACCGCATCCTTGAATGCGTCATACAAATCGCGGCGCTTGAAATCGGCTAATGCGCCAGATCCCTCTCGCCAGAGCGCCGCCGCTGCTTCATCTGTCGTGGTCTTCGGAATACGCTCCATCAGGGCGTCAAACTTCGCTTGCGCCTCGGCTGCGCGCGTGTCGTTCGCGCCTGCGCCGTTCCCGTCATCGTCGTCCTCGCCCACTGCGACATTGAAGATGTCCTTCAGCAGATACCGCTTGCCGTAGCTTTTTCCGGAGCCGACGGCGTGAGTCTTCGTCATCACGTCTCCGCCCTTGGCGCCTTTCCCATCAGCGGGAATGTCGCAGCGGTAGGTACGGGTGTGGCCCGCGGTGTGCGACACGTAGCAGAGCACTCGTACGTAGTTCTCCGGCGCGCCGGAGCCCTCATCGAAGCTCAGCGCGAAACCGTGCGTCGTGTAGATCGGCCGTAGGTGCCGGTCCAGTTGCGCATAGGTAGCGTACTGGCTGCGCGTCTGAGGATTCACGGCATCGGCAGACACGCGGCCCATGCTGGACTGGGCAGCCGCCATGGCGATGTTGAACTGCTGCTCGGCGTCGCGCGCCGCGATGCGCTCGTGCATCGCAAGCAGGCGTTCCATCTTCTCGATCTGCACGCTGGGGTCGTGCGCGGCAGTGATGATGGCCTGGGTCAGTGCGGACGAATCAGCGGCCATCGCTGGGACGGCGGCTTGTCGCGTTGTCATGGGCTGGGCTGTGCGCTCGACAGGCGCAAGCTCCAGCACATCGGCCTGTGTAGTTTCGTTCATGGTGTTTCCTTTTTGTGAGGGGTGCCGCCCAGGTAGCCAATCCCCTGGCTTCACGCGCCTGGATCAGGGCGCGAGGCGATCCGTGCGTTTGACGGGCTTGCGGCGTTTTTGTCATCCGCCCGACACGATCCAGGCGTAGCGAGCAGCTGCGCACAGGCCATCGCACTCGCGGTAGGCACGGTAGAGCGACAGGAATTCGCGCATGCGTTTCATGGCCGCTCCTTGTTCTTAATGAAGCGCTGTACATCCCCGCGCTGCACGCTGCCCTCGTACTGCCACTTCTTGCGGCTGGGCCAGTAGTCCAAACGCTTTCCGGCCACGGTGCGTGACCAATGAAACTCGGTGTGCTTGACCCAGCCGCCGTCGTCTTGCTGCTGGGCATTGGCCAGGAAGCGTGCGCGGTCGTTGTCGAACTTCTCTTTTTTGTAGGCCTTGATGTCATCCCAGATCGGGTCACGCTCGCTCATGGCCTCTCCCGATGACAGATGAGCACGTCCCCCTGCCACTCGAAAGGCCGGCCTTCGCACACCTCGCGAGCAGCCCAGTCGCGCGACGAAAGCGACTCGGCGTCCTGGCGGTCGGCCTCGGCTTCGTTGCCAGCTACTGCGCCCACGCCGATAGTGAGCGCGGCCGCAATGATCAGGATTGCTTCTTTCATTGACGTTCTCCTTGTTGCTGGTCCCTGCGCGCATCGATCAGCGCAGCGCGAGCGCCGCCTGGGTGGTTTGCGCAGTCGATGCCGCCGCCGTCGCGCAGACCGATGAAATCAGGCCATTGGTCAAGCAGCCAGCGCAGCAATTCCGCATCCTCGCGGTCCTGCTGCTCTCCTTGATCCTTGCCTGCTGGGCAAGGCCCAGGCTCCATGCCCTGCGTGTCACATCCGCAGTCATTGCCCGTCCCCGTAGCGCCACTGCAGCGCCAGAGCGCGGTCTTCGCGCCAGCGCTCGCGGTGCTTCTGGTACTCAATGTCGGCGCGCACTCGCTCAGCTTCGTCGGGCGGCGTGTTGGGCTCGATGTGCGGCATGTGGTCGCACAGGGCCTCGATCATCATGGGGTGCATGTTGTCCATGTCATGCTTTGCTGGGGTGGTCGTGGTCGAATCAGCCATGCTTGGCTCCTGTTGCATGAGTGGGGAAAAGAAAAGGCCATCGCGTGGATGGCCTGGAAGAAAGGAACCGCTGCCGCTGGGCTTGCCGGCAAACGAGAGGGCGGATGAGTTGAGCTGCCGGCGCGGTTGTAAAAGGGTGATGGTTGCGGGCTACCTTCCGCATTTTTCGGGCTGCATTCCATAGGTCGCCACTTCCCCGAAGGTTCGGCCGCACCGTCACAGGTCTGTCTGCCGCCTGATCCTCGTGAGGACTAGGGCTTTCAGTCATGCGCAACCATCATTGAAGCGGGCCAGTGGTTAGCTGACGATCTGCTGCAGCAGCCGTGCCGTTCCTATACGCGCCCCGCCGCTTCAATGATGGTCCCCGTCTGTTCCGGGGTGTCAGGGAATCCTCTGGCTCTGTTCCCAACTCCTCGTGGCCTTTCGCATCTCCACGTTCGATGTCCAGTTCTCTCCGCGTTTGATTCCGCTGCAGGAACTGGCAACCCGCCCAGAATGGGTTGATGGTGGCCGGGCGCTACTCCGGCTCTGGCGTTATCCCTTTAGCTGCGATAAACGATGCGACTTCATAAAGGGTGTATGTCGCACCCTCACAAACGGCCAGACTTTCCATGCAGGCGCTTACCTGCCTCACCATCAAGGGAGACGACTGGATGAATGGGTTCAGCGGCGCCGCCTTTCCCATGTCGCTCAGTGTGTCGAGAACATCCACCGTTGGCCGCGCGAACCTTCGGCTGTCGTCTCTCTTGATGGCCCAGTTCTCTCTCTGGCGTCACGCTCACCTTTCCTGGCTACGTTCATCAGCAGAAAGCCGCGTTCGCTACTCTGCATAGCCCCTGTGAACAAGGGCGAACTCGATACTCCCGGCACTGCCGGGGAGTGGGGGTTACTTGGTGGCTTTGGCTATTGCGGCGCGCACCTGTCGCCCAACCCCCACCGATAAGCAGCTGTCGTTGTCGATGTCCTGAACATCGTCAAGCACGGCTTGCAGCGTCCCCAGCAGCTCATCGGCCACTGCCAGTCGGTTGCCGCCGAAGTCCACCGCCACCAGGCGCCCGCCCAGCACCGTGTCGCCGGCCGCGTAGGCTGGGCCGTCTCCGTCAAACTCCACGACAAGCGTGTGTGTTGCCATGTCTCTCTCCTGTGTGTGGTTGAGGGGGTCACTGCTCGACGATTCCCGAAGTCTTGTCGTGCTCGCGCAGCGCTTTCGTCAGCATCTTCACGGCCTGCCGCACATAGATCGGCACGCGGTTGATCTGCTCGGCTTTCTCAGCCAGCAGCTCGCTGGCGCGCTCGTCGTCAGCCAGGCCGTGCGCTGCGCACATCTGCAACCCTTGCAGGTAGCCACGCTGCATGTCCTCGTCCAGCATGTATTCGCAACGCATCCATGCCAGCAGGCGGCGAAGGTGGTTGACCTGGGCGCCTGTCATCGGCATGGCAGGCACGTTGCCGTCGCCCGTCAGCGTCATCGGTTTTTGCATCTTGTTCTCCTGAAAACCTCAGCGCCCTGGTGGCAAGGCGCTGGGGTTGCGCCCCTCGTCAGAAGGGCCTGCCGCATCGCGTGGCGGCTTGCCTGTTTCCAGGCCACTGCATGGCGTTTCCGGGTCGATCCCCCTTGGCTCACATGCTTCCTCAACCTTCGCACTCGCCACGGGCGGTAGCCGTGGGTCTCAGCGGTCATCTACTGGCTGCACTGGGGTGCTGCTGTCGATGGGGTGAATTATGCACTTATGCATAGCCATGTCAATGCACTTTTGCATTGTCTCCGTGAAATTACCTACACTCCCCCTCGCGCCCCTCGGGCGAAGGAGTCAGACATGGGAGCAACAGGCGAAAAAAAGCCCGCTCGGGGCGGGCTGGTGGGGCTATGACTGCTGATCTGGTGGCGGCCCGGTTGATTGAGGTCATTCATGAAAAGTTGGCGACAGCTCGGCCTGTCACAATCAGACACATGAAGACCAAGATCGCGCTCAAATATGAAGGCCCTGCACTGCAGGGCGGGGCCATGGACGTGTATCAAACGTCCTCCAACATGATTGCCTTCACGGAGTTCATGGTGGCCGCCGTGAAGGAGACTTATGGGGATTCGGCTCAGGCGAAAGCGGAGGTGTCGGGCTTCGAGCGGGGCTCGTTTGTCACGAATATCCTGTTCAGTGTGGGCGGCATGGCGTCCACGATATTCACGGCGCTCACGCCCGATCAGTTGCTGGAAGTGGTTAAGGGTGCCTTCGAGGTCTGGAAGCACTTGAAAGGGAAGCCTCCAGCGGAGGTTTCCCAGATTGATCAGCAGATCAACGTCACGAACAACGACGGCCAGATCATCAACGTCCGCACGGAGTCGTTCACCCTGGTGATGAATCCCAAGGCTGCCGATGCGGTGGACAAGTTCGTGAACCAAGCCCTGTCGGTTGAGGGTGTTGATGCGCTCCGGCTGGGCAATGAAGCAAAGCCCATTGCACACGTTGCGGCAAATGAGGCCGCCTATTTTGTGCCGGTGGCTGCGGTCGTTCCCATGTCCGACAACACGCTGCAGATGATTCTGACGGTCATCAGCCCCGTGTTCCAGGACGGGAATAAGTGGCGCTTCTCGGACGGTGGGTCATCGTTTTCGGCCGGCATCTTGGATGGTGACTTCCTGATGCGGGTGGACAAAGGTATTGAACGGTTCGGCAAGGGCGATGTGCTGGAGGTCGAGATGCGTATTGTCCAAAGTCGCACCGGGCAGAAGGTGTCCGTGGAGCGCGAGATTTTGAAGGTTCTCAGGCATATCAACCCGAACGAGCAGGTGCAGCAACTGCTGCTGTAGACCGCCTCACCTGGCAGGCTAAAAAAAGCCGCCTCGGTGGGCGGCTGCAGAGCTACAGTGCGGCCATGAACCAGGCCGACGTAGTGCTCAAGATCGTGGAGATGGCCAAGGTAGGCGGATCGCTTCCACCGGAGAGTGCCATTGCGCATGTGGCCGCGCTGATCGCTGAGCTGGATGTCCACTCCGCAAGCTACGAGCGGGACATGGAGCGCCTGGTGAAGATCGGGGCGACGATCTGGGACTTGCACAGCGGGCCGGATGGGGCCTACGACCCGACGTGGATTCCTACGTTCTTGCGCTCATGAAAAAGCCCGCTCATGGCGGGCTAGATGCTTAGCTTTCAAAGGCACCATGGTCGAGTTGACCGACCTTACCTAATTAGGCGATGATCTAGGTAAACAAGTTCAAATTTGGTCAAACTATGGACGCACGCGACAACCCCTATGTCCCAGGTGCCGGCACTCCACCGCCCGAACTTGCTGGACGCCACGAAGTCCTAGAGAGAGCGGAGGTCGCTTTAACCCGCATACAGCGCGGGCGCCCCTCAAAGAGTCTGATAGTGGTCGGCTTGAGGGGTGTGGGAAAGACTGTTCTATTGGTTCGTTTCCAGAATCAGGCAATTGACCTTGGTTATCAAGCAGCCTTGATTGAGGCCCATGAGGGGAAGACGCTTCCAGAGCTACTGGTCCCGCCGCTACGAAAAATTTTGCTTTCTCTTAGTGCCCTCAAGGCAGCAGGGGAAAAGGGGCGACAAGCACTCCGGGCGCTGCGCAGCTTCATGGGGACGGTGAAGGTGAAGTGGAGTGATATTGAATTGGGAATCGATCCCGTTATGGGGGTCGCAGATAGCGGGGATCTTGAAGTCGATTTGGCTGATTTATTTGTGGCTGTAGGAGAGGCGGCTGCTGAAAAGAAAACGGCGGTTGCATTGTGTATTGATGAAATGCAATATCTTAGCAACAAGGAGTTCAGCGCTCTCATTATGGCTGTTCACAAGGTATCTCAGATGAACTTGCCAATAGTTGTTGTTGGCGCTGGATTACCTCAGATTTTGGGCCTCGCCGGCGAGTCGAAATCCTACGCGGAGCGATTGTTCGATTACCCTAAGGTAGGGGCGTTAAGCAAAGAAGACGCCGTGCTGGCAATCGAAACTCCAGCTAAAAATATGGAAGTTTTTTATGATACCGAGGCTTTAAATCGTCTTGTTGCGGTGACGAAGGGGTACCCTTATTTTCTGCAGCAATGGGGGTATGAGGTATGGAACATTGCGGAGTCATCGCCAATTACTTTGGATGATGTGGATCAGGCCACAGAGGCGGCTATCGCTGCACTGGATGAGAGTTTTTTCCGTGTACGGTTTGATAGATGCACGCCATCTGAGAAAAGATATATGCGGGCCTTGGCCGAACTTGGTGAGGGATCCAAAAGGTCAGGAGATATTGCCGATTGTCTTGGTGTAAAGGTGACAAGCATTGGTCCAACGAGGTCGAAGTTGATTACCAAGGGCATGATATATAGCCCGCAACATGGAGAAACTGCGTTTACCGTTCCATTGTTTGATGAGTATATGCGCCGTGTAATGCCAGGGAATGATTGGCGCAAGAACTAATTCCTATTCCGTGTCTATGGCGCAAGTCTGTTGTTGACCTCTGAAACATGCACCAGAAGGTGGCTCCTTGTCAGCGTTGGCGCCGCCACTCCCACGGCGCCACCGGATCCCGATCAGCCCACAGCCCTGCGCGCCTGGCCCGGGCTTCGGTCTCCGCGAACTCGTACTGCCCGCGGGCCTCGGGCGTCTGGTCGCGCGAGTAGGAGCGATACCACCAAGCCATCCCCTGCGTGACCATTGCCAGCCCGGCATCGAGCGTCTGTGGACCGTCAGGCGCTGACGCTGGCGCTACCCACACATTGCAGACGCTGCGCTTGTAGCGGTCTTGCTTGACGCAGTCCAGCCGGGCCTGCTTCTGGAATGTGATGTCGGCCAGCGCCTGGCGCGCGCGAGAACCGAACGGCTGCTTGCGCTCTGGTGCGTCTATGCCAGCAAGGCGCACCTTGACCTGCTGGTACGGGTGCGCGGCATCCTCGGTCGGGCAGCGGGCGGTGAGTGTGTCGCCGTCGCTGATGCCGACGACGAGGCAGAGAAGAGCGGCGGCTAGCACTGCTATCGACTGACCCTGCGCTGCCGCAGGCCCATCATTCCCAGCAGGCCTACGCCGATAAGGGCAAGCGATCCAGGCTCTGGAACTTCGTACCACACGCCTGTGAAAAATTGCCTACGGCTATATATGCTGTCGGAGCCGTAGAAGCCGCTCCAGAGCCCGGAGCCATCCGACCACATATCAACCTGGTCGGAATCGTTCAGTATGTAAAGGCTACCGAGAAGTATGTCGAGGAGGTTGTCGGAAAAGAAGTTGGCATTCACGCGGCAAATGCGAGGCCCAGACCAACCGAAACAGTATTCGGCGTCCAAATCTACCATCGTCCCGACGCGCTCAAAGTTTGTGTATGTGACGCCGGAGTTGTAGTAACTCCCCTCGTGGTAGGCGCCGCCGCCGTACCAATCCGTTCTGATTTGAAGTTCGCCAGCACTGCCAGAAAGACCGACGCGAAGCCCGTCCACGTCGTCAAGACCGAACGTCCCGCCACAGATCGGTCCCACGACCTCACCTGTGGCAATGATCCTGCACTCGTTCGTCAGCGTCTTGAATTCGTACACTGAGGCGCTCGCCTGCCCAGGCATGGCGGATGCGGCCAGTAGCGCGATGGTTGCAAGGGTCTTTTTCATTTCGTCTCCTCTCGCCAGCATCAAGGCCTGCCAGCTTGGCCTGGAATCTAGCGGTAGAGCTCACGCTGGTCGTTATTGATTTTGTGGCCTGCCAGGTTGTCAGTGCTGCAAGTCAATGACTAGGCAGAGTATGGCGGCTGCGGTAACGAGCGGACCTGGATCTCATGGTTTGGTACTGCCGCAAGCCTTAGTGATCTGCGCCTTGGTAATACCTGCGGCTTGCATTCTGGCTTGCAGTTCCGGGGAGCACAGGATGGAGCGCTCCGCCACCGGAGCGACAACAGCAGGCGCTGGCGTCGGAGCTGGAGCGTTCTCGGGCGTCGGGCAGCCGGCAAGAATGTTGTCGTAGGCCGCAGCTGCCCCAGTCATGTCAAGCTCGAAGTCCTGGATGCCAGACACGAGGGTGAGAACCTGCCCGCGAAGCCTGGTGGATGCAAGCGCAGATCGGAACTCTTCGCCCTCAAGAATCACTGTGCGTACGTCCTTCTCCATCTTTGTTGCGAGCCGCATGCCGCGCGGCGGCGCGTCATCAAAGCGCAGAGTCACAGACGAGATTCCTCCGCGGATCGCGATGTACAAGCCATCGGAACCAAGCTGCTTTGTGAAATCCTGCTTATGAATACCTGTGCAACTGACCTTATCGGTCATTTTGTCTATCTCCTGCAGCACGGTCCAACTGCCGGATGAAAACACTTGCTTGGCTGATTTAAGATCAGCGTGTGCAGTGGACAAAGTGGTCGCCGCAAGCGCAACAACAAAACATTTCTTCAGTTCCATTCCCTCTCTCCTATAGCCCGCCTTCGCCGGCAACGTGAACAATTCGGCCAATAATCCTGATGTGCTCCATTTCGCTAGGCTGCACTTCGATTTCTGGATACTTCGTGTTGTCAGACTGAATGCGAAGAACACCACCAGGCAGGCGGTACAGGCGTTTTACGCGCTCTCCGCCGTCGTACCACAGCGCGTAAATTTGCAGGGCACCAGCTACCCCATCTTGTCCCCCTATGTGCGGCTCAAGCCGCCCAGTGAAGCATCCACCACCACCCCGCACCACACGTCGCCGGGCTGCATGGGTAGGTACTTGAGTTCCTTCGGCCAATCGGGATTGATGGCCTCCAGGTACGGATGGCCGTCGATCATGACGAATTTTTTGAAGGTCGCCTCGCCCGTCCCCTCGCGCCGCACGATCACGAAGTCACCCGGCACCGCGTCCAAGTGCGCCCTGACATGCAAGACCATGCCCTCGGGGAAGCTGAGTCTCGCGCCGGGGTTTTCCATGGATTTGCCTCGGACGCGCAGCATGTAGCCGCACTCGCCCAGGTCCTTGGTTGATGGCAGCCAGTCCTCGGCATCGCCGCGGGCGAAGTTGTCACACAGCTCAGTCCACATGCCGGCTTGCACCTCGGAGATCAGGGGATACAGGCCACGGATGGCGGGGCCTTCGGTGATGTTGCTTTCTTCACGGGGGCCGGCCAGCAGCCCCAAGCGCGCCAGCTCGGCGCGCGCCTTGTCGGCGTCGAAAAACGCGGCCACGTCCACCTGCAGGAAGTCAGCCAACGGCTGCAAGGTGGCGCGCCGTGGCTCATTGACCTTCCGCTCCAGGTAGCGGTGCACCGTGGACTGGAGCGACGGATTTCCGCTCTTGGCGCCAAGGGCATGGGGGTTCAGGCCGCGCGCGTCCATTACCGCTTTCAAAAAGGTTCTTCCGTCCATGGCGGGACTATGCATTAACGCGTAATGCAAAAATGCCTTGCTTTCTATGCAGTTGTGCATAGAATGTGGGGGTATGCAAAGCATTTCAGAAATCCTCCGCGGCTTGCGCGAGACGCTCTCGCAGTCGGAGATCGCCCGCCGCACCGGCATCAGCCAGTCGAAGCTGTCTCGCTGGGAGTCCGGTGAGATTGCTGCTGGCGCTGACGACGCGCTCAAGTTGCTGGCGCTGGCCAAGCACCCCACCCCCAAGAAACAAGCCCCCCAGGGGCACAAGGAGGCCGCTCATGGATAAGGCGACCTCCAACATGGTTGCCGCTATTGATCGCGCTTTGCAACGGTTGAAAGCAGGCCGAGGTATGCATCCAGAACCTGATCCTGAACAGCAAGCGTTTCCTCTGGCGTCGAGTAGTCCACAAGATCGCGAAATGAGTGTCGCTCCACGGCAAGACCTGCTGCCGCTTGCGCCGCCTGCGAAGGGGTCAGCACAGTGACCAATTGCGCGAGCACTTGGTTTAGTGCCTCTATTTTTCCGTCCAGCGCCTCTGCTGAGATTCCGTTCATGTCTGCCCTCCTTATGGCTGATGGTTGTGTAAGCGACTCCATCGTAAGCCAGGGCAGGGCGGGCACCCATGCCCGTGAGCGCGGGCGTTTTTCTGTTCGTGTGCATGGCCTCCATTGTTTGGCCTGCCTCTGATAACCGGTGATATGGAGCGATACGAAATGCCATCAGCAGTTATCCAGCCGGCCCAGCTCACCCTGAATTTCGAGCCGGGCCTGATTGATCGGTACGGTTCCCTGCGTGAATGCGTGGCTACGGGCGTTTACCAGCGCGGACTCAAGCGAGTTGCCATCGACCTCGACCAGGCTCCGAGCAACCTGTCTGTGCAACTCTCCGAGGACACGTCGCGCCATTTCAGCGTGGACAGCCTGGAGCGCTATATCGAGAAGACCGGCGACAAGACCCCAGTGCTGTACCTCGTGGAGCGCTTCCTGGCGCCCGAGTTGCAGAACAAGGGCATCAAGCAGGTCGAGGCCATGAAGGCCCAACTGCAGGCCATGCTGCAGCAACTGGATGGGGTGGTGCAATGACCAAGAAGCCCACCAAAGTCCTCTCCATCAACGGCCGCAAGGCCGCGACCCTTGCTCCAGCGGGGCTGCCAAAGCTCACTCGCGCGCAGTTCGCAGTGCCTGTGAATGGCCCCATCACAAACGCATCCATGCCCAACGCCCCGCAGGGCTACGCATGGCCGTGGCTGGCTACGCCGCCGAGGGGATGACATGCACTCCGAGCAGGACGCCCGCATTGCCGGGCTGATCGATGAGCGCCGCAAGGTTGCCGCCCGCCTTGCTGATCTGGACATGCAGATCGCCCAGGCCGTTGGCGACCGCGAAGGCATGCGTCGCGCACAGCGCGAGATGTACGCGCAGGTCGAGGCGCGCAAGGCTGCGCGGTTCGCGGCGTGGGAAGCGAGTCACTGATGGCTAATCAATGGCTTCGCCTGTGGCACGACATGCCCACCGATCCCAAGTGGCGGACTATTGCGCGCCACGCAAAGCAGCCCATCAGCCTAGTACAGGCTGTGTATCTCCACCTCCTTGTTGATGCGTCACGCAATGTCACGCGCGGTCACGCGACTGTCACGTACGAAGATTTGGCGAGTGCGCTGGACTGTGACGAACAGCAGATTTCGGCGATCTTGGAGGCCATGCAGGGGCGCGTTCTGGATGGTATGCGGCTGGTCGGATGGGACAAGCGCCAGCCGAAACGCGAGGATTCCGGCGACGATGAGCGTGGCGTGAAGTCCGCAGCGCAGCGCAAGAAGGAGCAGCGCCAGCGAGAAGATAATGCTATGAATTCAGTAGTGGAAACGGTGTTTGATGACATGCGTGACACGAAAGACGATGCGCAATGTCACGCGGTGTCACGCAATGTCCCGCTAGATAAAGATACAGATACAGATAAAGAAGAACCTAACGGTTCTTCGTCGCCAGCATCGCTGACGACGGACCATGGCCAGCAGCATCACGCAGCGTCACGCGATGTCACGCCGCCGTGCCCGCACATCCGGCTGATTGAGCTTTTTGGCGAACTGCTGCCGTCGCTGCCGCAGCCGAAGCCGGAACTGTGGACGGGCAAGTCCGCAGACGCGATGCGGGCGCGGTGGAAGTGGCTGCTGACAGCCAGGCGCAAGAACGGTCAGCGTTACGCCACTACGACCGAGGAGGGCATCTCCTGGATGGTCCGGTTCTTCGAGTACGTCGGCAAGTCGGACTTCCTGATGGGCCGGCGCGGCGAATTTCAATGCACCCTGCAATGGCTGGTGAAGGCTGAGAACTTCTCGAAGGTCATCCAGGGCAACTACGACAACCGGGAGGCGGGATGAACCGCGATGAGTACGCAGAGGCGTTGATGCACGCCCTGGAGGCCGAGGCATGCGTGATCGGAGCGCTGCTGCTGGACAACGGAAGTTGGGATCGCCTTGGCGACAAGCTGCGCCCCGAGCACTTCCACGACGACAAGCACCGCATGGTGTTCGCCGAGATCGCCCGCCAGTTGGGTGCGGGCAAGCCCTGCGACGTGGTGACCGTGGCCACCGCCTTGGGCGACCGGATCACGTTGCAGGACGTGCATGAGCTGGCCCAGTACGTGCCCAGCGCGGCCAACCTGCGCCGGCATGCGGAGCTGGTCATCGAGCGCTTCAAGTCCCGGCAGCTGCAGGCGGTGAGCGCGCAGCTCATGGAACTGAGCCAGGATCACGGCACCAGCATCGCCGACCGGGTGGACAGGGCGCAGGCCCAGCTCGGCAAGCTTATCGACGAAGCGCCACGCGATGAATGGGTCAGTGCCTACGAGGGCATGACCATCCACACCGGCGTGCTCGAAGCGCGCGCCGAGGGCACGATCCGCGCCATGCCCACCGGGTTGCACGACCTGGACGAGTACTTGGAAGGCGGCCTTCGCCCTGGCGAGCTGGTGATCGTGGGAGCTCGACCGAGCATGGGCAAGACCGCGCTCGGGCTGACCATCGGCGTGCACATGGCGGCCGAGTACACCGTGGGCCTGCTGTCCATGGAGATGAGCCACAGCGAGGTGAACGACCGGCTGACGGCCATGCTGGGGCGCGTCAGCCTGTCGTCGGTGAAGCGGCCCGCGCGCGGTGAGGGGCTGGCCTGGGATCGGGTCATGGATGGCGTGGAGCACGCCAAGACACTGAACTTTCACACCTCGGACCAGGGCGGCCTGAACATCAACCAGGTCCGATCCAAGGCTCGCAACCTCAAGCGGGTGCATGGCCTAGACGTGCTGGTGGTGGACTACATCGGCTTGATGTCCGGCCTGGATGCCAAGGCCAACAGGAATATCCAGCTCGAAGAGATCTCGCGCGGGCTCAAGGGCTTGGCCAAGGAATTGAACATCTGCGTGCTGTGCCTGGCCCAGCTCAACCGCAAGAGCGAGGAGCGGCCCGAGCAGATGCCCATGATGAGCGACCTGCGCGACAGCGGCGCCATCGAGCAAGACGCCGACGTGATTGTGTTCATCAAGCGCCCGATCATGGCTAATCCAGACCTGGGGCCGGACTGGGAGCACTACGCGAAGCTGCGCGTGGCGAAAAACCGCCAGGGGCGCTGCGGAGACTTGCACCTGAGCTACACGGGAGAGCAGACCCGCTTCAGCGGGTGGGCTGGCCCTGCACCGAGCAAATCCACACCTACCGTTCAGCGCGGGCCGGTGCGTCGCGGCATGGATGCGGGCGAGAGGTTCTGAGCCATGAAAGACCTCACGCTGAAGATGATCCATGACCGCTGCGATGAAGTGGTCGACTGCTGGATCTGGAAAGACGCCGTTGGCCAGCACGGCTATCCCATCATGCGCCGCCGTCCGGGCGGCTGCCAGCTGGTTCGCCGTGTAGTGGTGGCCCTGGATGGCCGTCCTGCGGCGGCACGCCAGCCCGTGACGTGTACCTGCGACGAAAAGCGCTGCTGCAACCCGGCACACCTGAAGCCGTCAACGCCCTCGGCCGTGGGCAAAGCCGCGGCGGCGAAAGGCAGCTTCTCCACCAAGGCGCGGGCGGCACGGATCGCGCAGTGGCGTCGCAGTTCTGGCGCGACCAAGCTGACGCTGGATCTCGTGCGCGAGATCCGGTCCAGCGAAGAGACAGGCCCGGTGCTGGCAGAGCGTTATGGCGTCAACCGCAGCCTGATCGGCAGCATCCGCTGCGGCACCGCCTGGAAGGACTACAGCAACCCATTCTCTGGACTGGGAGGCCGGTGATGTATGGCCGAGTACGACAAGCAGGTGGCGCATCTGACCCGGTTGGCGCTGACGCCGGGATGGTGGCAGTACGCCCGGCGGCGGGCGCTGGAGCTGGAGGCGGACATGCCGGGGATCAGGGATGCCGTGCGCCAGCAGGTAGAGGCGTCTGGCTATCGACCGCCGCCGGAGGAGAGGGGGGAGTGGTGGCTGCCGTGATGCTGCCATGGCCACCTAAGGAGTTGTCGCCCAATGCGCGAATCCACTGGAGCAAGCTCGCGCGCGCCAAGAAGGCCTACCGCGCCGCCTGCGCCTGGACGGCCACGGAGCAGGGCGCACAGCGCGTGGCGGCGGACAAGCTGCACCTGTCGCTTGAGTTCTACCCGCCGAACCGACGTGCGTTCGATCTGGACAACGCGCTCGCGCGCATGAAGTCCGGACTGGACGGGCTGGCCGACGTGCTGGGCGTGGATGACCGGCACTGGAGCCTGAGCATCGCCCGCGTCGAGGAGATTGGCGGTTACGTCAAGGTGGAGGTGCGCCGTGCCTGAAATCGTTCTCGTGCGCCAGGAGCCAGCCCAGATCACCGAGCAGGATGCGGCCGTGGCGCGCCGCGTCATCTTCGGCATCGTGGACGGCCTGGGCGACAAAGGGCGCAAGCAGTGGCGCCGCCTGTGGAGCCGCATCATGGGCCTGGAGCCGGGCGAGATGATGGAGATCACCACGGTGCAGCCGCGCCTGGGCTGGTACCACCGCAAGCACATGGCCCTGGAGCAGGCGGTTTTCGAAGCGCAGGAGCGGTTCGAGGACTTCGAGAGCTTCCGCACCTGGCTCAAGGTGGGCGCTGCGTTCGTGGATTGGTTTCCCGGGCCCAAGGGCGGCGTGATCCCAGTGCCGCGCTCGATCAGCTACGCAAAGCTGGAGCAGGGCGCCATGGAGCAGTTTCACAACGACGCTGTGGCGTTCCTGCGCACCGAGCATGCCGGCCGCACGCTGTGGAAGCATCTGAGCGAGCGCCAGCGCATCGACATGATCGAGACGATCCTGGGGGGCTTCAACGAATGATGCGGCGCACACCCCTTCGCTCGCGCAAAGACACCGCTGTCCGAGTGGACCGCGAGACGCTGCTGGCCGCGCGCGCCGCCCGCACCATGGCCGAGGCCCGTCCGCGCGCCGCCACCATGGCAGATGCCGGCGCTGCTGCCCGGATCATCGAGAAGGCCAAGCCCTGGCGCAGCGAAGCGTACCGCCGTGCGGTGGCGAGCCTGCCGTGCGTGATCTGCGGAGTGCACGGCTACAGCCAGGCCGCGCATGGGTCGGAAGGCAAGGGCATGGGGATCAAGGCGTGCGACACGACGCTGTTCCCCGCCTGTGCATCCAGGCCCGGCGTGCTGGGCTGCCACCACAAGCTGGACCAGGGCGCTTTGTTCACGAAGGCCGTACGCCGTGAGCTGGAGCCCGTCTGGGCCGCCGATACCCAGCGCCGCATTCACGCCATGGGCCTGTGGCCCGCAGGAGTTCCGTATCCGCATGAAGACCAAGGGAGCCACCGTGACAACTGAAGTCCAAACGAAAGCCATCACCAGCACTCAGCGCATCTATGACGCCGTGTGCGAACTGCACGCCCTGGAGCAGGTTGTCACGCGCGAAACGGTGGCAGAACTGACCGGAATCAAGTTGACCGTGGTGGACGACCGGCTGGGCGCCCTGGTGGACAACGAGAAGATCAAGCGCATCCTGCGCGGCGTATACGTGCCGGTGGAGCGGCATCCTCCGGCGCGCGCCATCAGCAAGTCGGTCCTTCCCGATGGGATGGTGATGATCGAGATCGGGGACGAGGTCCTACACCTGACACCGAGAGAGGACCGTGCGCTGGCGTTGGTGCAGTCCGGCGCCGCTACCCAGGCTGTGGCCATCGAGTCATCGCGCCAGACCTCCATGCTGGTGGCAGAGATGGCGGCCGAACTGCAGCGCATCAAGAGGGAGTACGCAGCGCTCAAGGCGCACAAGGAAGACTCTCTGCAGTTGGCCCTGGGCGTTTGAACGTCACCCTGTATAGGGTTCGACGCTGAGTCAGCATGCCGGAAAACTCCCGGACATGCCCAACCCCACAGCGGGCAAGAAGCCCGCACCCCCCAAGACTGATACCGCCGCGCCCGCCGCCTCGGGAAAGGATGCGGGCATTGCCGCGCCCGACTGGGAGCGCATCGAGTTGGACTACCGCGCTGGCATAAAGACCCTGCGCCAGATCGCCGACGAGCATGGCATCACCCACGGTGCCATCAATAAGCGCGCCAAGCGTGACGGATGGGAGCGCGACCTATCCGGGAAGATTCAAGCGAAGGCAGATGCGCTGGTATCCAAGGCAGCGGTATCCAGCGAGGTATCCAAAGAATCCAAGATCGCCGAAAAGCTGGTGATCGACGCGAATGCTCAAGCTGTCGCAGAAGTCCGGCTTGCGCATCGTCGTGACATCCAGCGCGCGCGTCGGCTGACAAATGCTCTGTTGGATGAACTGGAGCAGGAAACCGACCGCGATACGTTGGAGCAGTTGAAGAAGCTGGGCGAGCTGATGTTCGAGCCGGACGAGAAGACCGGCCGCGACCGACTGAATGAGTTGTACCAGGCCGTCATCAGCCTGCCCGAGCGCTCCAAGACCATGAAGACGCTGGCTGAGAGCCTGCAGAAGCTGGTGGACATGGAGCGCGCTGCATTCGGAATGGACAAGGACCAGCCGCGCGAGGCCGACCCGCTGGCTGCGCTGCTGGCCCGCATTGCAACCGGCAATGGCAACGGTTTCGCGCCTGTGGCGTCCGACCCTGAGCGTCCGTCATCGTCCTTGCTCGTGCGGGCTGACCCGGCCGATGAGGACTGAGCATGCTCATGCCGGTGCGCAACGCTCGCCTGAACCGCTTGCCAGACAGCGCGCAAGAGCTGGAGCGCTGCTTGACTGATCCCGAGTGGCGCCTGTTCTCTGGTTGCCTCTACAAGATCATGGTCAAGGGCGACAGCAAGGACGGCCAGGAAGGTGAGGCGTTCTCCATGCCGTTCGTGCCTAACCGGGCTCAGCGCCGGTTCATCAAGCGCTTGTGGCATCGGAACATCATCCTCAAGGCCCGCCAGCTCGGGTTCACCACGCTGATTGCCATCTTATGGCTGGATCATGCCCTGTTCAACGCAGATCAGCGGTGCGGGATCATCGCTCAGGACCGCGAGGCGGCCGAGGCGATCTTCCGGGATAAGGTGAAGTACGCCTACCAGAATCTGCCTGAGGAAATCCGCGAGCGCTTCCCGTTGGCCCGTGACAGTGCATCCGAGTTGCTGTTCGCGCACAACAACTCCAGCGTGCGCGTAGCCACGTCCATGCGCTCGGGCACCATCCACCGGCTGCACATCAGCGAGTTTGGGAAGATATGCGCCAAGTTCCCGGACAAGGCCAAGGAGGTCATGACGGGCTCGATTCCTGCCGTTCCCACCACAGGCATTCTGGTGATCGAGTCCACCGCCGAGGGCGCGAATGGCGAGTTCTACGACCTGTCCAAGCGCTCCCAGGCGCTGCACTACAGCCACCAGAAGCTGACGCCACGCGACTACCGATTCCATTTCTATGCGTGGTGGCAGGAGCCCAACTACCGGATGGACGCCACCCAGGTGTCCATCAGCCGCGAGATGCACGACTACTTCGACGGCATCGAGCAGGAGATGGAGTGCCAGATCGACCCGGAGCAGCGGGCCTGGTACGTGGCTACGCAGCAGGCGGACTTTCCCGGGCGCGAGGAGCGCATGTGGCAGGAGTATCCGTCCACCCCGGACGAGGCCTTCCAGCAGTCCACCGAGGGTCACTACTACGCCAAGGCGATGGTGGAACTGACAAAGCGCGGTGGTATTACGAGCGTACCCGTGTTGGACCTGCCCGTATACACGTTCTGGGACATCGGCCGAAGCGACGGCACCTCTATCTGGTTCATGCAGTCTCTGCGCGGCGAAGACCGATTCATAGACTACTACGAAGAGCACAACGAAGACCTGCGCCACTACGCCCGCATCCTGCAGGAAAAAGGCTACCTCTACGGCGCCCACTATCTGCCACACGATGCGGACCACAAGAAGCTGTCTGACACGAACCGCAGCACGCGCGAACAACTCCAGGCCCTGTTGCCGGGCCAGTCCTTCCGCATCGTCCCTGTCATCACGCAACTGGTGACAGGCATCCATGCTGTGCGAAAGCACATCAAGGGTGCGTGGTTTGACAAGGAGCGCTGCGCTTTCGGACTGGAGCGCATCCGTGGCTATCGCAAGAAGTTCAACCAGGCTCAGGGACGGTTCATCGATGAGCCGGACAAGTCCAACGGCTGCAGCGAAGGCGCCGATGCGCTGCGGCAGTGGGCGCAGGCCAAGGACTCTGGCTTGTTCGCTCCGAGCGATGACGGCTACGGCATCAATAACGACTACCAAGAACCCGAAGCGCCCGACTGGCGCATGTGAGGCCCCATGCGATACCTCAAGCCCCCCGCCAACGCCGACATGGGCCAAGCCCTGACCTTGCGTGAGTTCGCGGCCATCATCGACGAAGCCATCGACCAGCCGCCCTGGCGCGCCCAGGCGGACATCGAGGCCGACTACGTGGACGGCAACCAGCTCGATTCAAAGCTGCTGCAGCGGCTCAAGGCCATTGGCATCCCGCCGGCCAAGGAGAACATCATCGGCCCAGCCATCGCGGCGGTGTGCGGCTACGAGGCCAAGACCCGAACCGACTGGCGCGTGACACCTGACGGCGACCCGGACGGCCAGGATGTGGCGGATGCGCTGAACTACCGCATCAACCAGGCAGAGCGCCACTCCAAGGCGGATGTGGCCATGAGCGATGCTTTCCGGCCGCAGGCGAGCGTGGGCCTGGGATGGGTGGAGGTGGCGCGCTCCAGCGATCCATTCGGATATGGCAAGCGCTGCCGCTACGTGCACCGCAACGAGATCTTCTGGGACATGCGCGCCAAGGAGAAGGACCTGAGCGATGCCGGCTGGCTGCTGCGCGAGCGCTTCATCAAGAAGTCGCGCGTGGCTGCCGCCTTCCAGGAGAAGGCGGACCTCGTGAACCAGGCCGAGGCCGCGAGCGGCATGGGCGGATACGGCGGCTATGTGGTGGAGGGTGGCGTTTCCACGGGCCTGCTGGCTGGTGCGGAAACCAGCCGGGCATGGACCAGCCGCGAGCAGGCCTGGTACCGCAAGGAATCCGACGAGGTGTGCTTGGTGGAGCTGTGGTACCGCCGCTGGGTGAGTGCGGTGGTGCTGCGGCTGCGCGGCGGGCGCGTGGTGGAGTTCGACCTGAGCAACCCAATGCACCAAGCGGCGGTGGCCAGTGGGCAGGGAGTGCTGGAGCGCACGACTGTGGCGCGCGTGCGGCGCAGCTTCTGGATGGGGCCGTATTGCCTGCACGATGGCCCGAGCCCGTACCCGCACCCTTATTTCCCCTACGTTCCGTTTTGGGGCTACCGCGAGGACATGACAGGCGTGCCGTTCGGCCTGGTGCGGGACATGATCTTTCCTCAGGACAACCTGAACAGCACTATTGCCAAGCTGCGCTGGGGGCTGGCGGCGACGCGCACGGAACGCACCAAGGGCGCGGTGGCGATGACCGACGAGCAATTCCGCCGGCAGATCGCGCGGCCGGATGCCGATGTGATCCTGGATGCCGAGCACTTCAAGGGAAATTCTGGAGCCCGCTTCGAGGTCAAACGGGACTTCCAACTCAATGCCCAGCAGTTCCAGATGATGGCGGACAGCCGCGCGGCATTGGACCGTGTGAGCGGCATCACGGCTGCGATGCAGGGCCGACAGGGCACGGCACGCTCGGGCCTGCAGGAGCAGACCCAGTTGGAGCAGTCCCAGACAAGCATCGCGGACCTGATGGACAACTTCAAGGAAGGGCGCGCACTGGTGGGCGAGATGTTGCTGGCCATGGAGATCGAGGACCTTGGCTCCGAGGAGTCATCCATCGTGATCGAGGGCGACGTGCTCAACCCGCCGCGCACGGTGGTGCTGAACCATCCCGAGATTGATCTGGAAACGGGTATCCCCTATCTGTCCAACGACGTGCAGCGCACGCGGCTCAAGGTGGCGTTGGAGGATGTGCCCAGTACCAGCAGCTTCCGCGTGCAGCAGCTCAACGCTCTCTCCGAAGCCGCGAAATCCATGCCGTCGGAAATCCAGGCGGTGGTGCTGCCGTTCCTGATCGATCTGATGGACCTGCCGCGCAAGAAGCAGGTGGTGGAGGCCATTCGCACTGCCCAGGCCGGCGGCCAGGCCGATCCCGATGCCATCCGGGAGCAGGTGAAGCAGGAGCTGATGCACGACCTCAAGGAGCGCGAGCTGGCGCTGAAGGAGCGCATCGGCGACGCCCAGATCGAAAAGCTCGTGCGCGAAGCTGTGCAGGTAGGTGTGCAGTCGGCATTTTCTGCTATGCAAGCAGGAGCGCAGGTGGCGCAGATGCCGATGATCGCCCCCGTGGCCGACGCCATCATGCAGGGCCAGGGCTACCAGCGTCCCGCCGCGGGCGACGATCCCAACTTCCCGACGGCCCAGGTGCAGGCAGCGGTGCAGATGAAGGAGCCCTACTTGCAGGGGCAGGGGCGGCCGGCTGATGACGGCGTGCAGGAGGTGCGCGAGAACACCAGCCCGCAGTTTCCGCCGGTGCCGCAGGAGCCCGGCACGGGCCAGCGCGGCATCGAGACACTATCGCCCGGTGACAACCTGCCAGCGTGAAGGCGGATCGCCCGGTATAGGGCGGGACTTCCGCTCTGCACCATCGGACACTGTGCCCACCTGCTCGTGATGAGCCGGATTCCCACCGATGGAGAGCGAGAAGGCCGGGGCTTCGGCCCTGGCCCGATCCTCGAAACGGTGTGCCCACCAACAGACTCGGCCGGAGGCCGGGACCATGGAGCACAGATTGACAACTGAAGCACAGCAACTGCTCGATGCGGCATTCGCCGGAAAGCTGGATCTGGACGCGGACGCAAGCCAGAACAGCGCGGCCGCAGCCGCCGCCGAGGGCGCAGCAGGTCAACGGACCGAGGAGCCAAAGACCAACGCCGCCAATGACAAGCAGGCCGGCGCCGCCGCTCAGGATGACGAGCCCGCGGGCGCACCGATTGCCAGCAAGTCCGGCGCGTACACGATCCCCTACGAAAAGCTGACCCAGGCACGCCAGGAGCGCGACACCCTCAAGGCCGAGAACGAACAGCTCAAGGCCCAAGTGACGCAACTGACCGCTGCCCAGGCGCAGAACCTCGCTGCCGCACAGGAGCAGGCGCAGGCCCGGGCGGATGCCGGCCAGGCGCCCACCGAAGCGGACAAGAACCTCGCCGTGGCCCAGGCTGCGGCTGCGCAGGGCGTGGATATGGCCCTGTTCGGGGATTTCAGCGAGGAGAGCATCGCCAACGGTGTTGCCGCCTTGGTGGAGCAGCGTGCGGCTGCGCTGGTGGATGCACGGCTGAAGGATGCATTGGCACCCTTCCAGCAGCGTGAAGCCAGGAGCAGCGCTGATGCCCACACCCAGGCGATCTATGCCGTCCACAAGGACGCCGACGAGATCTACGAGTCCGCCGAGTTCAAGAAGTGGATGGGCGAGCAGCCCGGCTATGCCCGTGCGGCCATCGAGCATGCACTGGCCAATGGCGAAGCCCCGCAGGTGATCGAGGTGTTCTCGACCTTCAAGGCTGCAACTGGCAAGACGGCACCGGCCGATGCAGTGACCAAGGCGCTGGAAGCCGTGAAGGTGCAGCCGCCGGCCAGCTTGTCGGAGTTGCCCGGCGCTGTCGGCACCAGCGACGCCGAGCGCGTCACTGCATTGGCCGACGACCCCGCCAAGTTGCTGGACTTCATGGCCGGTTTGAGCCCTGAGAAGCAGAACCGGCTGATGAACAGCGTGGTGTAGCAGCCGCGCGATTTGAACCCTGGGCCACCTCGTGATGAGGCAGCCCTCTCCCATCGAAGGAGGTCAGCATGACCAAGACCGTTGTGGGCGCCGGCTCGCCGAACGCCCAGTTTGTCCAGGCTGCGGGGCTGTTCGCTCAGTCCATGCAGCGCAATTCCACGCTCAACCGCATGGTGGGCAAGATGCCCTCCAGCGAGGGCGAGGTGAACCAGGTGCTGCGCAAGCAGACCAGCACCGATATGCCCATCGTGCGCACGGTGGACCTGTCGCGTGGCAAGGGCGACGAGGTGGAGTTCCACTTCGTGCAGCCCGTGGGCGCGTACCCGATCATGGGTTCGCGCATGGCCGAGGGCAAGGGCACCGGCATCTCGCTGGACAAGGCACGGGTCCGCGTGAACCAGGCGCGTTTCCCCATCGACGTGGGCGACACCATGACGGATATCCGCTCGCCGGTGGATTTCCGCAAGATCGGGCGCCCTATCGCGCAGTCGCTGATGGATGCCTACCAGGACCAGTCCATGCTGGTGCACCTGGCCGGTGCCCGCGGCTTCCACGACAACATCGAGTGGCGCCTGCCCACGGCCGACCATGCCGATTTTGCCGAGATGGCCATCAACGAGGTGAAGGCGCCCACGGCGAACCGCCACTTCGTGGCCGACGGTGATGCCATCAAGCCGTTCACTGTGGTGGGGGGCGAGATCGACCTGCAGACCACCGACCTGCTGGACATGGACATCGTGGACAGCGTCCGCACGGTGATCGAGTCCATCGCGCTACCGCCCCCGGCGATCAAGATCCCGGGCGACAAGGTGGCCGAGGACTCGCCGCTGCGCTGTCTGCTGGTGTCTCCGGCCCAGTACCACGCATTCGCCCAGGATCCGAACTTCCGGCAGTTCCAGGCGAACGCCCTGGCGCGCGCCTCGAAGGCGGAGAACCACCCGCTGTTCCTGGGCGAGGTGGGCCTGTGGAACGGTGTGCTGATCTGCAAGATGCCCAAGCCTATCCGTTTCTATGCCGGTGACACGATCCGCTACTGCGCGTCGAAGACCAGCGAGACGGAGAGCTCTTGCGTTGTTCCGGCGGGCTTCGGCACTACCCACGCGGTGGACCGTGCGCTGTTGCTGGGCGGCCAGGCGCTGGCGCAGGCCTTCGCCTCCTCGCGCCACGGCGGCATGCCCTTCTTCTGGAAGGAAAAGGGCTTCGACCACGACGACAAGATGGAGCTGCTGATCGGTGCCATCCAGGGGCTGGCCAAGGTGCGCTGGCTCGTGGACCAGGGCGGCGGCACGAAGCACTTTACCGACCACGGCGTGTTTGCCATCGACACGGCTGTGCCGATCATCGGCGCGCGCCAGTAAGCAGTGAGCCCCGGGCCGCCGCCGGCGGTCCGGCCTCAACGGTCTGAACCCTTGAATTACGGAGGCTCACCATGGCCAATATCACCAAGAAGGCAAATCCCCGCGTCAATGTCGGCGCTTCTCCCTGGGGCAACGCCCATGGCCTGCTGTACACGCTGCAGACGGCGGCCAACGGCGGGGCCATTGGCGCGGACTCTGGCGCCGCTATCGCGCAAGGCGACAAGGTGCGCCTGGGCGTCATCCCTGCCGGCTCCACGCTGCTGGACAGCCTGGCTGTCGTCTCCACCGCCATGACCGCGGCCGTTGTGGGCGATCTGGGCTTCGAGTACGTGGACGGCGTGGACGACGCCAAGGTCCCGCAGGACGCCGACTACTTCGGTGCCTCGCTGGCGCTGAATGCCACCGGCCGCCTGCGCAATGCCACCACGAACCCGCCCGTCACGCTGCCCAAGGATGCGTGGCTGGTGCTGACCACGGGCGGCGCGGCCAACGCCAAGGCATCGCGTGTGGACGTGGTGCTGACGGTGGCATCCGAAGGCACGGCCTGAGCTCGCCCTGACGCCTGAATGAAGCAAGCCGGCTCGCCCGGCTTGTTTTCCATCCAACCCAAGGAATCCGCCATGAACCTCACCCGTATCACCTACCTGGGCCGCAAGACCTACCGCGAAAAGATCTCCAACAACACCTGGGAGCAGGGAGACACCAAGCTGGTGACGACCGATGCCGCAAAGCGGCTGCTGCGTTTCGCCGAGTTCGAGTCGGCCAAGCAGGAGGCCGAGCGCGCCCAGGCGCACGTCGGCAAGAAGGACGAAGGCGAGCAAAAGCCCACTGACCCCGAACTGGAGGCGGCCATGCTGCGCCAGCAGGAGGCCGAGCGCGCCCAGGCGCAGGAGCGCCAGCAGGTGGAGTCCATGCTGCTGACCGTCGAGAGCATGGACAAGCCTGCTTTGGAAGAGTACGCGCGCAAGTACGAGGTGGAGCTGGACAAGCGCCTGGGCGTGGCCAAGCTGCGCGCCGAGGTATCCACGCTGATCGAACAGTTCGGGGTGCGCTGAGATGAACCTGGAGCAGTTGGTCGAGCGTTTCCGCATCGATGCGGATGACCTCGTGGAGCCTTACCTGTGGCAGCCTGAATGGGTGGTGGGATGGCTCAACGAGGCGCAGGACGAAGCCGCGGTACGCGCGCGGCTGCTGCTGGACGACTACACGCCGGGTCTGTGCGAGATCGCCGTGGAGGAGGGCAGGGGCAGCTACCCACTGCACTCCAAGACCTACGAGATCGCACATCTGCAGTTCGAGTCCACCGGACGGCCCTGTGAGCTGGACATGGTCAGCCGCGAGAAGCTGGACCGCATCGAGCCGCGCTGGCGCCAGTTGGCCGCCGACGCGCCGCGTTGGGCCATCCAGACCGACACGCGGCTGCGCCTGGTGCCTGCGCCGCGTGAGGCCGGGCTGTTGCGCCTGGAGGCCTACCGCCTGCCCATGCGAGCGCTGGCGCAGGACAGAGACAAGCCCGAGATCCACGAGGCCCACCACCTGCACCTGGTGCAGTGGGCACTCTATCGGGCATTCAGCAAGCCCGACACGGAGGTGATCGACCCCACCCGCGCGGCGCAGGCCCTGGACAACTTCGAGCGGTATTTCGGCCTGCGGCCTGATGCCGATTTGCGGCGCTCCACGCGCCAGGACGAGGTGCAGGCCAACGTGAGCCACATCCTCTGAGGAATTGCCATGTACGGATTCAATCCCGAGAAGCATAAGGACCAGCCGAATGCCGAGTTGCCCAAGCTGGGTTTCAAGCCCCGCAAGAGCGCGCCGGCCGATGCGGCGGCGCCCGAGTTGCCGGCTTCCACCGCGCCTGGCAGGGGGTTTCGGCCGGGGATGAAGGAGGAGATGGCAGCGCCCTCCGTGGGACTGGGATTCCGGCCTGGTATGGGTGGGCCGGTGACGACTGATGCGCTTCCGGGCCTGGGCTTTCAGCCTTTCAAGGATGCGATGCGCGCCCAGGCGCAGAACCAGGCGCCCGATTCCATCCCCGCCATGGTCAAGCCGGGCGAGTTCGTGCTGCCGCCCGATACCGTGCACGCCATGGGAGGGGCGCAGGTTCTGCAGGGCGTGGTGGATGCCACGCACACGCCGGCGCCCGAGGCGGCCATCGTGCCGCGCGGGTTCAAGCCGCGGGCGTATTTCGCGGATGGTGGACTGGCCGGCCCCAAGCGCGAGGACTACGTGGGCAATGCCTTCAAGACCATGGAGCAGCAGCGCGCGGCGTCCGCAGCGCAGGCCCAGGCCGCCGGCGCCCAGGCCGAAGCCGATGGCGCAGCTGCGGCGTCGAGGAAGGTCGCGCAGACAGGCATGGCGCCGGCGCCGAATTCGCCGAGCAACACCTTCCCCGGTAATCGACTGCAGGGAACGAGTGGATTCAGTGGAGCGCCGATGGGCGCGGCGCCTGCTGCTGGCGCAGCCCCGGTGCCGGCGCCAGCTGCGCCCGCCACTGCGCCCACCGCCGCAGGCTTCATGCCTGGCACGCGCGCCGTGTTCAATGAGTCGGGCAAGGCCATCGGCGACTTGGCCAGTCAGGGCCGCTATGGTGCGGCAGCCGGGGAGGCCGCGCGTGCGGCGCTGGCCTATGCGCCCGCCGTGGCAGATGACGTGATCGGCGGCGCGGCGCGCGCGGTGCTCCCGGCCGTTGTAGACGCCGGCAAGCAGTTCCTTGGCATGGGCAACACGCCGGCAGTCCCTCCCCCAGCGGCATCGACCGCCGTCGCCCGTCCAGGCGCATCGCCGGTCGCGCCCGCCGCGGCGCCGGCCACTGCCGCCGTTCCCGCATCCAGCGCGCCAGCGACCTCCAGCGGCGATGTCACCCGCGTGGGCAACAGCTACTCCGGCACCAACGTCAGCGGCGACATCACGGTCAACGGCCAGGCGCCTGCCGGCGGATTCATGGTGGCGGACGCCCCGCAAGCGCGCGGCTTTCGCCCTGGCATGGGCTCCTCCGCACCCGCGCCCGGCCAGGGGTTCGGGTTTCGGCCCGGGATGGGTGCTGCGGCGGATGGCCCGGCACCGCGGCTTGGCTTCGGGCCTGGGTCGGAACTCGCGCGCATTCAGGCCCAGGCCGCGCAACCCGGTTTCTCCGGCGTGATCGGCCAGCAGGGCGGCAACGGCAACATGTGGAGCCGCACGCCCGAGCAGCAGCGGCGCGACGCCGAGGTGCAGGCCAGTTCCATCCATCGGCCAACTGCGGCCATCGGCGCTAACGCGCTGCGCTCACTCGATGCCCAGGATCTCGAAGGGGTGCGCGGCGCCAACGCGCTGGCGCAGGAGAACGTGCGCCAGGCCGGTGGACTGCAGCGCGAGGGCATGCAGCAGCAGGGAGCCAACACCCGCGCAGCCATGAGCTCCGCCGTTGATCAGCAGCGCGTGAACCAAGAAGGCCGCAGGGTGGACAGCCAGGTCGAAGCGCAGGGCTTCGCGAACCGCCAAGCCGCGCAGCAGGAACAACTGCGCGCGATCCTCGCCGACCCCAAGGCGCCGATCACGCAGAAGATGGAGGCGCAGCGGACGTTGAGCGCCCTCGCCGGCCAGGGCGACAGGTGGAAGCCCGTGGCGCTGCAGGGCGGCACCGACGCCCAGGGCAATAAGACCGAGAGCATCCTGGGGGCAGTGAACGAGCGGACGGGGGAGATGCGGCGGATGGATGGGGGGGCACAGGGTGGGGGCACGATGCCGCCTGCAGGCGCGGTAGCGGCGTTGCGCGCCGATCCAAAGAGGGCGGCGGATTTCGATGCCAAGTATGGCGCAGGCGCCTCACAGAGAGTGCTTGCGCAGCGCTAGCTTGGCTTGACTAGCCCAAAATCCCTGTGACGTTCAGACAACCGTCGCCACCGTGAACCACGTCGCCTGCAGCGAAGCGGATCAACGCTTCCGTTCCGGGGGTGATGGCCTGCTTCAGGGGGAGGTTGTAGGAGGCGTAGCTTTCCGGTGCAGCATTGCCGCACAACCCTGGAGCGTATTCGAACTGGATCACATTCATATTGAATTTTGAGTGATTCGCAACGTGGAGCCACACAATACCATTGGCAATCCACCAAGTCTGTTCGGCTTCCACCCTGCCAACGTCTAAGGTTGACCATCGCCCCAAGGAGTTGTCTTCGCGCGATGGTTGTCTAACTTCAACGATTAGAAGATCCCCAGCTTCGCCTGCACTGCGGAGTGCTTTGACTCGTGCGGCATAGGCTTCACGGGATCGAGGGGCGGGGTGGTCAAATTGATCGAAAAAATTAGGTTGAGCCGCCTGTGCGGCAGGTTCAGTCGCTGGCTGCTCTTGCTGTACTGGAACCTGTTGCGCAGCCCGCTTCTGGTTGAATGTCTCCAGGTAAGGGGCCGCCACCACCAGCGCTAGCAGCACCCAGGCCAGCATGAAGAACCGCCCTGGCCATGCCGCCTTCGCTCGCTTTGTGAAAAAGAGCGCGTACAGGCCGAAGGCGACGCCAGCGATCACCAGCGGAGTTATCCACGTCGAGGCCCAGGTCAACGCACCCTGCGACCCGTACCAGACGTAAGGCGAGGCCAGCGCCAGGATCATCATGCCGACGATGTGGCGGGCAAAGCGTAGCGGCATGGATGGCTGGGTTTCTGCGGCTGTGCTCATGTGTGCGTCCCTCCTGGGAGGGAATGTAGCAGGGCCTCATCTGGCGAGAGTGAGAGTAGAGTGGATTGTGAGTACCTTGCCACGGACTTAGAAATTGCATTGTGTAGCATCACGTAAGAGGGCTACATAGATGCGAAAAATTTCTCATAAAAGACAGATGTGGTTGCTACGCCGACAACGCGTGTGGTGTAAGGGGCATAAGTTTTTAGCAGGCGTTGCTAAGACCAAGACTAAGCCCAAGATCAAGCGCGATGTTTTGGTCGCCCCTGGGTATTTTTGCTTGGCGTCAAGCAACAACGTTCGAAGTGAGGCTTCAGCCCAGTTCCTTGCTTTTTTGCGATCAATCCGTGACTTTAGAGGATCTGGCCTTTGCATAGACATGAGTCGAGTGCAGCGGATGGTCGCGAATGCAACCCTGCTGTTCAAGGCAGAGCTTTCATATCAAATACAGCGTGGGGTGAGCGTTGGAGGTGTAATGCCCCGTAAGGCGCGGACTCATCAGGTCCTCACGCAGACCGGCTTGACCCGAATGTTGGGGCTTCCAGAATGCAAGCATGTTGACCGAGAAGACACTGTCCACTGGCGCCATGCTTCGGGATCGTGGAGCGTTACGCAGCCATCCCACTTGAGCTCCCTGTTGGGCGGTAATGAACAGCAGAACGCCTTGTTGTACACGGGGATGATCGAATCAGTCGCGAACTGTATTGAGCATGCCTATCGGGAACACCCCAAACGCAGAGCATTTGGCGCAGGGCACGATGGATGGTGGGGATTTCAGCAGTTACGCGACGGCGTACTCTCAACCTGCATTTGTGATTTGGGGATTGGCATCGCTCGGTCGCTTCCGCTCAAGCTTGCAGACGAGCCGACCCTATACAAAAAGTTGGTGGCTCTCTTCAACCACCTGCGTGGAGATGACGTCAGGGGGATCCTAGCTGCGATCGAGTATGGTCGTTCGAGCACAGGCTTGGTACAGCGCGGGAAGGGCCTTCGGGATGCACACAGGGTGATTGATGATGCGGGGGAAGGTCACTTCCACATCTTCAGCAACCAGGGCATGTACATCTACCGTAAAGAGCGGGGGAAGGAGCCGACCTCTGGGACGCGGCGATTGGCGGAATCTATTGAAGGGACAATCTACTACTGGCAGTACCCACTACAATCACAGGGTGCAGTAGGAGTCATTCCTATTGGAGGAGTACTTTCATGACTACCCTGAGCGTGGCTAGCCAGTTCAGTCGGTATCCTGGTGGCCGATTCAAGAGGATCAGTGAGAACAGTGGCGAGCAATTCCGAGAGGATGTGCTTCTCCCTGCGTTGCAAAAGGATGGCTTGGTCGTTGTCGATTTGGATGGCGTTGTTGGCTACGGAAGCAGCTTCTTGGAAGAGGTGTTCGGTGGAGTGGTTCGGGCTAAACGATGGAAATCACGCGAGGAGGTGAACAAGCATCTCCGCATCGCCTCAGAGAAAGAGAGTTGGTTGCGCGAGGCCAACATGTACATTGACGCAGCACTGGCACTTTTGAAGTAACGAGACACTGAGGTATCTTGTTGTTCGATGGCTTCCTAAAGTATTTACCATCCGTCCTCGTTGTTTTAGGATGGGCAATTGCTTATAAATTGCAGGCGTTGCAGGCGCGAAGAAAGCTTCTACGCGAAGAAGTCGAGAAGACTCGGCAAGCGGTGGAGAAACTACGCGAGATCGCTTTGCAGTTCCATGTGAATGTGTATGACCCTGAAAAACGGGGTGCTATCGTGATTGCGCTGACAGACATTGAGCGGCGCTACGGCATGTTTCCAGAAATTGCTCGTGCGCGGAGCGAATGCTCCTTCAACGCGGTGGATATTAGCAAGACGCGCGTGGATGCCAAGTATCTAACGGAATTGAGGCAGGCAATCACACTTGAGCACTTCGAAGATCCAGAAAGTGCTCCCCTGCAGCACGGGCATGAACAGCTTGAGCGGATAACGGTAGCAGCGTCCGCATTGATCGGCGAATTGGACAAGGTATTGGTTGCCGCATTAGATTGAGCCGCGCAGACAACGTGGCTCCTACCTCCGCAGTTCCCCCCGAAGTGGAGAAGCCCGCTTCGGGGGGGGCTTTCAATCGAAGTCTTCCAGCGGATCCGGCCGCTTAGAGCGTCCGATGAAGAGGCCGAATACGCGCCGATCCGGGAACCGCTCTCTTATGATGCGCTGGCACGCTTTGAAGTGGGTGCCATTGGTCAGCACATCGTCGAACAGCATGATCACCTCGCGAAGCGGAGTAGTCAGACATGCTTCATTGATATGAATGTGCTGGCACAAGTCATCGGGGGTGGGGCGCTTTACGCCAGATTGGTATTCATGATGGGCCTGCATAGAGCGGTTCGCGAGCAGCAACTCGCGCACATCTAGCTTCGGCCGCACGAGGTTAAGCGCCTGTACAAGCCGGTCGTCGTAGAGTGGATCGGTCTTAGCTTTTGATGGCGGCACCGGGACTACAGTGAAACGCTCCAGCACTTCAGGCTTGAGTACCTGTCCCACATACGATGCCACCTGCGCGATGGCGCGTTCTTTGTAAACGTACTCGGACCGCCCCTTGCGATCAACGGATTTCTTGAAATTCGAGATCAGATTGTTGACAGGGCCAGCGCCGTAACCGCCTCCGGGTTGGTACTCTCCCAGGCAGTAGCACTCGTCATCGGGAGCTAGGTAGTAGTGCTCCGCCAGGATCGAGCCATCAATGCGAATTACCCGAAATGCCGAGGTGTTGCCTGATTTCGTCATAGTCGGATACGCGGATTGCGCCAGCGGCTTGCAATCGGGCCGGCCACTTCAGGCCGCGCTCGAAGCAGTTGTTCAAAATGAACAGTTTCCTACCTTGCTCCAGCGCCGCACGAGCCTGAGTCAGACTCCCGGATGTTTCGCCGGCTTCAACAATGATCGTCGCTTGCGTGAGCGCGGACATCGTTGCGTTGCGCTCTGGAAAGAAGAGTCGATTCCACTTGGGCGTCTGTTGCATATACCTGATGACCGGTACTTGGCTGACCAGCAGGTAGTTGCGGGCGATGTGCTCCTGGAGTTCGCTATTTTCCCGTGGATAGACTTCGCTGATGGGTGTACCGATGACGCCCACTGTTTGCCCTCCGGCCTCAAGCGCGGCCGTGTGTGCTGCGGTATCAATGCCTTTTGCCAGACCCGACACCACGACCACCCCATCCGCAACGAGACACCTTGCGAGGCGACGAGCACGCCGAATGCCTTCATCGCTGGCCTCGCGGCTTCCCACCAGCGCAACGCGCCAGGGCGTGTACAGCAGGTCTAGATTTCCCCGGTAGTACAGGAATTGCACCGGATGCCTAGCAGAGCGCAGTTCCTCCGGGTACTCCAGCGTCCCTTGGACAACGAATCCGGCATCTTCGATGTGCTTCTTGCGGAAGATTTCCAACACTTCCCGCGCACGTTTGATTGCTTGATCGGAACTCACGAACTGCGACGGCAGATCGTTGTGGCTCTTGCGGAACAACTCTGCCAGCGTCTTGAACGACTGGCCGTCCTGCGACCAAAGTTCTTCGTAGGCCCCAAGCTCAAGAGCCGGGGACACCGCTTGCTGCGCGAACAGCTCAGATGTGATCACTTCGCACTCCTTGAGAATACTGTGAAAATATACAGTATTTTGATCCGTCGTACTTCATCTTTACCCACGGGGCATTTTGCCATCCGCTGGTGAGTTGACCCCCGTATGGGGTTTGTCCATCATCCCCTCGATTGAGAGAGTGGGGGGATGGCTGACAACTACTTCGACCAGTTCGACTCCCCTGCGGCTACCGAGAGCGCTAGTAAAGGCAACTACTTCGACCAGTTCGACGAGAAGCCTGCTGCCCGTTCCGCAGCCCGTAGCGCAGGCGATTCCGCCATTGCTGCCGGTACTGGCGTCATTCAGGGCGTCAAGATGCTCACCGACGTGGCGGGCGCGGACAACGCTGTATCGCGCACCTTGGGCAATGCATCGGACGCGCTGACCGATCTGGAATCCCCCTACCGCAAGGCGCAAAAGCAAGAGCGCGCCGCCAAGATCAAGGCCGCTGAGGCGACGGGAAGCACCTGGGAAGAAATCAAGGCCCACGTTGGCGCGTTCGCGGATGCGCCCCTCGACACCACGCTGAACGCGCTGGGCACGTCGGCGCCCACGCTCGCGGCTGCGGCGCTGTCGGGCGGCAGTAGCGTTGCGGCGCAGATTGCTGCGCGCGCGGCGCCCGTGGTGCTGGGCGTGGCGCAGGGCGCGGGCAATATCAAGGGCCAAGTCCATGAGGCGGTGAAGCAAAAGCACCTGGAGGCGGGCGTCAGCGAGGCTGAGGCGACGCAGCGCGCGGATGCCGCCCAAGCCTACGACGGCAGCAACCTGGGTTCCATCGCCCTTGGCGGCGCGCTGGGCGGGCTGGCTGGCGGCACGGGCGCTGAGGCTGCAGCACGCCGGTTGCTGGGCCGCAAGGTTGCCGCCGAAGCTGCGGAACATGCAGCCCCCGGCGTGATTCGCTCTGCCGTGACAGGCGCGGCCAAGGAAGCTCCGATGGAGGCGCTCCAGGGCGGCCAGGAGCGGCATGCGTCCAACGTGGCCTTGCAGGGCGAGGGCTTCGACGTGCCGACATGGCAGGGCGTGGCCGGGCAGGCGGCGTTGGAAGGGTTGGCTGCTGCTCCGATGGGCGGTGGATTCGGAGTCGCGGAAGGCATGCATGCGCGCGGCCGACAAACCAGCGACCCCATCTCCGAAGGTGTTGCAGCGCGCCAGGCGGCGGAGGCGGCAGCAGCGGACGCCCAGGCCAAGGCGGATGCGGCCGTGCCGCCATGGACCACGGATCTGGGCGCCGCTGACCCGAATGCGCAGGCCGCAACTGCTGCGGCCACGGATGCCAACGCGCCGCGCGTGGCTGAAGCGCAGTTCGAGACTCAGCCTGGCGCAGCGCCGGACTATGGCAACGGCATCGATTACCAGCGGGAGTTCGACACGGGCGGGATGGAGCTGGCCGAAGGCGAACCGCGGGCTCTGGGATTTAACCCGCTGGCGGGCACGCCGACCGTATTTGCAGATGGCTCCGTGGCGCTCAATGGTGAGCAGGAATTCCAGCACCGCACAGGTGTCGCATCGCCTTCGCAGCGCATGGGCCTCGACGCGCGCACCGGATCGCTGTCGGCCGCCGCGGTGCAGGCGGTGGACTCTGGCGCGCATGCGCAGATGCAGCAGGCCGCGGCGCAGGTGCAGGCGGCGCAGGAAGCCAAGAGAGCCAAGCCGACACAGAAAAAGGAGCAGGAACCGCAGGCTATGCCTGATGTTGATCCGCAAACCGGGGAGATCGCCCAGGGGCCCGGCATGGCCGCGTGGTCGGATGCCGATCTCTCCACCGCCTTCCGCGGTGCTCAGTCGCGCGATGTGCGCCTGCAGCTTGCCAAGGAGATGCAGCGCCGGCGTGAGCAGCGGGCCCTGCAGGCGGAGTTGGATGCCGAGCAGTCCGGCACCGTGCCTGGCGCCGATGGCACCGATACCGCATTCGCCAGCGTCACCGAGGACGCGGGCGCACTCCCGGCCCGTGCGGCCACCACTACCGAAGGACAGATGAATGGCGCTCAAGCCGATCAAGCCCAGCAAGCAGCAGCGCAACCGCCGCAAGGACGAGCAGCGCCGGCAGGACAACCAGCAGCGCGGGGGCTGAGCGATGGCGCCCCGGCTCAGGACGTTGGAGCGCAAGCAGCGCCAGCGGCAGGTCCGCAAGCTCAAGCGCAAGGTGGCGAAGTTGAAGCGCTGCGCCAGAAGCTGCGCGACGTAGAGGCCAGGATCATCGCCGCGGCACCCGGCGCCATGGGGCAGGGCGGCGGCGACATCGAGGCGGCCATGAAAAGCCGCAAGGTGCCTGTGACGCTCAAGGCGCAGCGCAAGAAGCTGGTGGATCAAGTGCGCACTGCGCAGGCGACCGAGGTGAAGACCTTCGCACCAGAAACCGGAACGCTGGGCATCCCGCGGGCCGACATGCCCCAGGTGCCAAGCCAGTCCCATGGCGGCTTGGTCAAGCACCTAAACGCCCAGGGCATCGCGCACGAAATCATGACCGTGGATGCGGCTGAGTTGAAGCCCACCCAGGCTGAATACTCGCCGGCCAAGGTGGAGGCGGCCAAGACGGCCGGTGGCGACCGCGCAGTGATCGTGTCCAACGATGGCCACATCATCGACGGGCACCACCAGGCCATGGCGGCAGCACAGGAAGGCAAGCCCGTCAAGGCCATCGTGCTGGATGCACCCGTGGACCAGGCGCTGGAGGCGGTGAAGGCGTCGCCCAGTGCGCAGGCCAGTAAGCCTGAGACGCCTGACTACGAGGCCCAGGTAGCAGAGATGCTGGACCCGGCCAGCCCGCGCACAAGCGTGACCATTGCGGCCGGACATGAAGTCCCCGAATCGGTATATCGCGCGCAGACCAGTCTCCGCGCTGCCCCAGGCTACACGATGAAGCCGGGTAAAGATGGAACTGTCATACTGACGAGCACCGGCAAGAAGTCGGAAACCAGCCGTAAGGCCAGCAACGGCGAGCCCCCCGCATCACCATCCGCCCGCATCGAAGACTTCGGCGAGACGCTGCGCGGCGCCCGCAAGATGCTCTATGCCGAGGCCTATGCCGATGGCATGGCCAAGGCCAAGGAGCTCGACGCCAAGGCGCACCCGCTGTCCAAGACCTGGCCTGATCCCGACTACGCCAAGCTGCTGGAGGGCGGCGCCGCGCCCGAGGCCGTGGCCCTGGTGCGCGCGCTGCGCGATGCCGTGCCCACCAAGCCGCAGTCCTCCTGGAAGCTCAAGGGCTGGACGCAGAAGATGCAGGCGCTGCGCGGCTTCGCCGAAGACATCCTGGCCGGGCGCGCAGAGGCCGCCGCCGTCACGCGAGAGCTGGAGCGCGCCGGCATCTCGGACGTGGCCAACCAGGCGGCGCTGTACGAGGCCGTGGGCCACGACCGATCGCTCAAGGGCGTCATCCTGTCGAAGGGCCTGTATTCGATGTACGACGGTGTGCGCCACGACCCGCCGCGCACTATCTGGACCGTGGCGCGCGAGGCCAAGGCCAGCGCCTTGGGCAACTGGCCGCGCGAACTGGCCAAGGGCGACACCCGGGAGGCGGCCATCGCAGCGTTCAAGCAGCGCGCCGCCGAGCTGCTGGCCGAAGAACAGGCGCCAGCGCGCGGCGCCACCTTCGAGATATACGGCAAGCGCGCCGGCGGCGCCCGCGCGTTCTTCATCGGCAAGAAGATCGGCCGCAACGTGGCCGAGCTGAAGGGCGGCTTCGCTGACCTCAAGACTGCGCGCCAGTACAAGGCCGACCACCAGGCCGAACTGGAAGACCTGCTGGCCAAGTACAAGGCGGTGCCGCCCGTGCGCAACGCCCAGAACGCGCCGCGCATCGGCCAGGACTACCGCAAGGGCGCCGACGTGACGCCCGAACAGTTCCAGGAGGCCTTCGGCTTCCGGGGCGTGCAGTTCGGCAACTATGTGGAGGGCGGGCGCCGCCAGCATGACCTGAACCGCGCCTACGACGCACTGATGGACCTGGCCGGCGTGCTGGAACTGCCGCCGCGGGCGCTGTCGCTGGGCGGGCGCCTGGGGCTGGCGTTCGGTGCACGCGGCTCAGGGGGCGTGGATGCGGCCGCGGCCCACTACGAGCGCGGCGAGGTGGTCATCAACCTGACCAAGCGCCAGGGCGCGGGCAGCCTGGCGCACGAGTGGTGGCACGGCCTGGACAACTACTTCTCGCGCCAGCGCGGCGACGGCGTGGGGATGATGACCGAGGAGTCGCGCCGCGGCGACGGCGTGCGCGAGGAAATGCGCGCAGCCTTCCGCGACGTGGTCTCCGCGATCAACCGCACCGGCATGCAGGAGCGCAGCCGCAAGCTGGACGACCGGCGCACCAAGGAATACTGGACCACCAAGCCGGAGATGTCGGCGCGTGCATTCGAGAGCTACGTCATTGCCAAGCTGCAGGACCAGAGCGCAGGCAACGACTACCTGGCCAACGTGGTGGGCGACGGCGCGTTTGCGCTGGAGGGCGCCTACCCGTACCCGACGGCGGGCGAGCTGCCGCAGATCCGAGAGGCGTTCGATGCGTTCTTCCAGACGGTGGAGACGCGGCGCGGGGAGGATGGGGCGGAGGTGCTGTTCCGCCGCGACGCGGCCGCACCGTTCGACTACGACGCCATGCAGCGCGTCGTGCTGGGGAAGGCGCCGGGCTTCTCGGCCGTGGCGCGCGAGCAGGCCGTGTCTTCCGTGCGCGGCACGGTGGACGTCATCCGTGCTGCCTGGGGCTCGAACGCGCCGGAGGTGGTGGTGGCGTTCGACATGCAGGACACGGCTGTGCCAGAAGCCGCGCGCCAGGCGGACCTGCGCCAGCGCAGCGGCGGTGCGCGCGGCGCGCCCGAGGGTTTCTACTACCGGGGCAAGGCGTACCTGATGGCGTCGCGCCTGAACACGCCTGCCGATGCTACCCGCGTGTTGCTCCACGAGGTGCTGGGCCACCACGGCCTGCGCGGTAAGTTCGGCAAGGACCTGGACAACATCCTGAACCAGATCGCCACCATGCGCAAAGACGAGGTGGCAGCCAAGGTGCAGGAATACGGGCTGCGTGGTGTGCAGGGCCTGAACGTGCGGGAGGCCGCCGAGGAGGTGCTGGCCGAGATGGCGGAGAAGAACCCGCAACTGCACTTCGTGCGGCGCGCGGTGGCGGCGATCCGCAACTGGCTGCGCGCGCATGTACCCGGTTTCAAGAACCTGCGCCTGACGGATGACGACATCATCCAAGCCTACATCCTGCCGGCGCGCGGCTGGGTTGAACGCGGCGGTCGAGAGCAGGCGGCCGGAGGACCGCATGACAGGGTCGTGAACTTCGCGCGTCATCCCGGTTTCAGCGCTGCGGTCGATGCCGCAGTCAAGGCCGGGACGATGGGTGAGACCGGGGGGCGCGCGCACATCGAAATCGGCACGTTGTCGCCGGCGCTGGCTGCTGCGGGCATCCCCGCTGGGGATCTCAAGACATCGGCCAAGGTGCTGCAGAAGGTGGTCTTCGACCACGGCGTACCGCCCAGCGTAGTCAAGCGTATCCCGGAACTGTTGGAGAGGCCGGTGATGGTGTTCCACTCCGCTACAGTGGAAGGGAGCTTCGTGGCGGTCACTTCGGAGATGGTGCGTGGTGCGCCGTTGATCGTTGCAATCAGCCCAGAGACTACGACAGGCGGCGTCTCGTTGAACTTCGTGCCTAGCCTGTATCCACGCGATGACCTGCAGGCCATCCAGCGCTGGCTGAATGCCACCAAGCCGGGTGAGCAGTTGCTGACCTATTTGGACAAAGAGCAAAGCCCCGCATGGTTTGGCTCAACCAGGCTCCAATTGCCTGGGGAATTCCGAACTACGCAGGGCTTGCAGTCCCGAAATATAGCAACCCAGGCAGATGTAGTCAACGCAGCGGGTGGCGAGGGCGATATCCCGATGTTCAGCCGATCGCGCATGGCCGAGCTCAAGGACGGCGCGCTCGCGCAGATCGACGCAGCCCTGAGTCACCCTGGCAAGGTCAGCCTATGGGACAAGACCGTGGGCACCATGCGTCACCTTGCCGAGCGTGCACCGGCCTTCAAGCCGGTGTTCGAGTCGGCACAGCGCCAGATCGATGATGTGGCCATGCTGGCCAACGACGCTGCCGACGTTGCGCCGCGCCTGCTGCCGCGCGTGGACAAGCTGCGCGACTTGGCCAAGAGGCCCATCAGCGCAGAGGACAACAAGGCCGTTGCTCGCCCGCTGTTCGAGGGCACGCTGCTGTGGGGGCGGGATCTGGACGGACAGCCCGCGCTGGCGGACGACCTGCAGAAGAAGTACGCCAACCTGGGCGCCGACGAGAAGGCCCAGCTTCTGCTGCGCGCCGGGCGCATCGACCCCGGCGTGCTCGCGATGTGGCGTGGGATGCCGCTGGCGCAGTTCGAGGCGGCGGTGAGCTCGCGCTTCGAGAGCAAGGTGATCAAGGCGGGCGTGGTCTGGGAGCCGCGCGAGCTGCGCGCGATGTTTGGACTGAACGACCAGCAGATGGGCCTGTACCAAGAGGCGCGCGGGGCAATCGACCGCTCCATCGACATGACGGCGCGTGCCGACATGCTGCGTTCCTTGGGCGAGAAGTACACGCCCATGCGCGCCGCGACGCTGGAGGCGCCGAGCCTGACCGATGCGCTGACGCTGCTGGTGGAGACGCTGGAGCAGGAGGCTCAGGCCACGCCGGACGCGCGCGAGCATCTGGCCGATCTGATGCACGGGCTGCGCCAGCGCTACGACAAGGCTCGGGAGCTGATGGCCCAGGGTTACGCGCCGCTGTCGCGTTTCGGCCGCTATACGCTGGATGTGGTGGACGCCCGGGGCGAGCGGCTGTACTTCGGCATGTATGAGTCGATGGCCGACTCCAACCGGGCCAAGATCCAGATGGCCAGCGCTTTTCCTGGCGCCACAGTCTCCCAGGGCACGATGAGCGCCGAGGCGTACAAGCTGTTTGCAGGAATCACCCCGGAGAGCCTGGAGCTGTTCGGCAACATGCTGGGCCTTGATGCGGAGGGTAACAAAGCCCAGGACAAAGCGTTCCAGCAGTACCTGCAACTGACCAAGAACAACCACAGCGCGTTGAAGCGGCTGATCCACCGCAAGGGCATCGCAGGCTACAGCGATGATGTAGGCCGCGTACTTGCGAGCTTCATCTACAGCAACGCGCGCCAGGCGGCGGCCGGCCTAAATGCGGGTGTGATGGATTCCGCGATCAACGCCATCCCGAAGGAGCAGGGCGAGCTGCGGGATGTGGCCATGGGGCTGCGCTCCTACATCCAGGACCCGCAGGAGGAAGGCCAGGCCGTACGGGGCATGCTATTCGCCCAGTACCTGGGCGGCTCGGTGGCCTCGGCCTTCGTGAACACCACGCAACCGTTCGCCGTGACGCTGCCATGGTTGAGCCAGTTCGGCGGCATGAAGAAGGCGGGAACACAGCTCGCGCGCGCGCTCAAGGACATGGGCACGCGGGGGTTCCAGTACCAAAGCGACTTGGCCCACGCGCTCAAGCAGGCCGAGGATGACGGCATTGTCTCGCCGCAGGAGATCCACCAGCTCATGGCCCAGGCGCGCGGCGCGGGCGCGCTGCGGGTGGGTGATGGCACGCGGCGGGGCAACGCGCGCGCCGCGGCAGCCAACGCCTGGGAACGCACCAAGGTGGCCTGGGGCCAGCCCTTCGCGCTGGCCGAGCAGTTCAACCGGCGCTCCACCTTCATTGCCGCCTACCGGCTGGCTCAGCAGCAGGGTATGGACAAGCCGGCCGAGTTCGCGCGCCGCGCGGTACTGGAGACGCAGTTCCTCTACAGCAAGGCCAACAAACCGCGCTGGGCGCGCGGTGCCGTGGGCGGCACGTTGTTCACCTTCAAGACTTACAGCGTGAGCTACCTGGAGCTGATGCAGCGGATGTGGACGCAGGGCGGACCCGAGGGCAAGCGTGCCGTGGGCTGGGCCGTGGCCATGCTGCTGCTGATGTCTGGCGCGGGCGGCCTGCCGTTCATGGAGGATCTGGAGGATCTGATCGACGGTGCGGGCCAGCTCATGGGCTACAACGTGAGCGCCAAGCAGTGGCGCAAGCAGGTGCTGCGCGACGTGCTGGGCAAGGAGCTGGCCGACTTCGTGGAGCAGGGCGTCTCGGGGCTGCCCGGGGCGCCAGTGGACGTGTCCGGCCGCCTGGGCATGGGCAATCTGATCCCTGGAACTGGACTGCTGATGACCAAGCAGAGCCGCGAGCGCGATCTGCTGGAAGTGGCTGGACCTGCTGGCGACCTGGTGGCGCGCGGGTTCTCGGGAGCACGCAAGCTGATCACGGGCGATGTAGCCGGCGCAGCGCTGGAGGTGGCGCCAACGGCCGTGCGCAATGCAGCCAAGGGCGCCGACATGGCTTCCAGCGGCATGTACAAGGACACCAAGGGTTACAAGGTGATCGACACGACGCTGGACGAGGCGCTGGCCAAAGCCATCGGCTTCCAGCCGCGCAGTGTGGCCGAAGTGCAGGAGGCCAACAGCTTCATGCAACGCTCGAAGTCTTTCTACACGCAGACCAGCAGCGACATCAAGGCGCAGTGGGCGCAGGCACTGTTCGAGAAAGACGGCGCGGCTCTGGAGCGGGTGCGCAGGCGCCTGGAGGCCTGGAACCGGGACAACCCGGAACAGCGCATCGTGGTGAGGATGCCCGATGTGTGGAAGCGTGTGCGGGAGATGGGCAAGGACCGCACCCAGCGAATCGCAGCCGCCGCGCCCAAGGCGTTGCGCCAGCAGATGCGGGAGATGGCGAGGGAGGCTGGGTAGGGGCGCCGGGCATAGGGTTTTGCGCACCTCTGGCGCGCGGGAACACTGCAGGGCATACCCCCGCAGGAGTCCCGCATGGCCAACAAGTTCTATCCCAAGGGCGCCGAAAAAATTCTCAGTGCTCAAGTCAATTTCTTGACCCACACCATCAGCGCGGTGCTGGTGCCAAGCTCATACACCTACAGCGATTCCCATGAGTTCCTGTCGGACTTGGGCACGGTAGTGGGCTCGGCAGTCGATCTGGCCGCCAAGTCCATCACCGGTGGCGTGTTCGATGCTGACGATCCCGCCTTTGGAGCGCTTGCTCCCGGCAACACGGCCAAGGCTCTCGCGCTGTTTCGCAACACGGGCTCGGCAGCGACTTCGCCGCTGCTGTGCTACCTGGACGAGATCACGGGTTTCCCGTTCTCCACGAACGGTGGCGACGTGACCGTTCCGTGGTCGAACGGACCCTTCAAGATTCTGTCCTTGGTGTAAGGGTGCGCCATGGCCGAACGCTTCTCCGATAACGCGGTCGGAACACTCGCCGACGGGATCGACGATGCCTCCACGACGATAACGCTTGCGGATGAGCCGTGGGCGGCCAACTTCGCGGCGATCTCCCAGGGAGATTTTCAGCGCGCGACGATCACACACTCGGACTACCCGCAGCTGTACGAAATCGTGCGCATCATCGAAAGCGATGGTCTGATATTGACCGTGGAGCGGGGCACGGAAGGCACCGCAGCCCATGGTTGGGCGGCTGGCTCCAAGGTGTCCGCGCGTGTGACGGCCGAGATGCTGCAGAGTTTCGCGCCCAGGCTCGGTATCGAGGACGATCCGCAGGCCCAGTACGGGCGCCAGTTCAGGACCACCACGAACAACGGTCAGTTCGTCATGAACGGCCGCGCCAGCGCCTCGTATAAGGCGGTGCAAATTTCTGGGGTCCATGCTCTTCAGCCAGTTGCGGCGGCGGTGAGAACGAACAGCCTGGATGACGGCTACATCGACATGAACATGACCCGCGAGTCGGTTGGCGCAACGGCATTCGTTCACCTGGGTGATGGCATCCCTGGTACATGGACGGCCGGCAATTACTACTCCGAGGGTAGCTTGGTGAAGCCGCCGACGGCCACCGGCTACCACTACGCCCTGGAGATGTTCCCTGGGAAAGACTACTCCGATACGACAACACAGCCGAATTTCGACACCTACGGGTCGTGCCCTATGGCGCTGGACTCGAACGACGAGGAGGTAGGGGTGTGGGTCGCAGTACCTGATCCCCTTGCCATCGTGGAGTCTTTGCCCGGTGGAACGCGGATCATGGTGAGCGAGGTTGGGTTCATCTGCTACGAATACGGCGCCACTACCGCGCCAAGCGTGTCCATCGGCGCGGACGATGACCCTACGCTGTTCGCCAACGACATCGCGTTGTCGCAGATCGCAGGAGAGCACCAGGTTCACCGCATTTCCGTCACCGCGGGCGGGTCAATGCACCACAAGCTGCGCTTTCGGTTGGAGACGCCCGCAGAGGGGACATTCCGTGGCCGGTTCTACTGGCGCGGGCTGATCGTAGGGCTGTAAGGACGGTCCATGAGTTACCCACTCATCAACGGGGCACCGATCAACGACGGTGATGGGGGCGGGCAGACACGCAGCCTTCGGCCAGTTCAGTTCGGCGCACCGTCGCTACGGTTGGTGGCGGCCAGCCTGCGGCCCGTCCGGTTCGGCGTGCCGAGCGTGAAATACGGGACGGACTTGGTCGCGCGGGCCAGCAGTTTGCGGTCCGCTCGCTTTGGCGATCACACCGTCGTGCGTGGCATGCCTCCGAGCGCGACCGTGTTCCATGCAGGCAGCATGCGGCCCGCTCATTTCGGCATCCCCGAGTTCCAGTCCTCCATGAGTGCGGGCCCCGCGCAAAGCTTGCGGCCGTCCGCCTTCGGTCATCCGTCCCTGCGCGCTGCGCAGCCTGTGTCCGGCCTGCGGCCCGTCCGGTTCGGCGTGCCGGGATTGGCCATTGCGGCCGGTGTTGCGCCACTGCGTGCCGCGCGCCTCGGCGTGCCGGCGTTGTCGCTGCGCTTCGGCGCGTCCAGTCTGCGCCGCGTCCGGTTCGGCGTTCCTGGGCTGGACATTGCGGGTATGTCCTACCCCGCTGCGAGTCTTCGGACCGTGAACTTCGGAACGCCGGCGCTCGGCGGAGTCGTGCTGCGCGCCCGCGCGCTGTGCCCGGTACGGTTCGGCGTTCCTGGGATGGATAGGGGGGCGTCATGCTGACTTTCGAGAGCTTCACAGGCATCAACAACGTCTTGCCAGAGCGGCGTCTGAAGGGCAATGACCTGCTGGTGGCGAGGGATGTGGACATCGGCCTGACGGGCGAGGTGTCGCGCCGTGGCGGGTTTACGCAGGAGTCCGATCAGTGCCACAAGAACATGCACCAGGCCCGGGGTTTCTTGCTTGCGACCTGCGGCAGCGTGCTCACGGCCATCCATCCCGATGGCGCGCGCCACGTCATCCACCCGGCGCTGGGGCCGGAGCGGGTCTGGTATTGCGACCTGCCCGACGGGCGCACGACGTACACGAACGGCCTGATCCATGGCGTGACGGACGGCGTGGCCGGCGTGGAGCGCAGCGTGCCTGCGCCGGCGTCGCTGGGCGCTCCAGACGTGGCCTTCGGCGCGCTGCACCCAGGCCAGTACCGCTACCACTTGGCACATGTGCGGATGTCCGACCGGCTGGAGGGGCCGGCCATCAGCTCCGGGCCGGTCACGATCGGCCAGGGCGGCCTGCGCCTGGACGGTCTGCCGGAGCTGGACGGGCATGTCGTCAACGTCTACCTGAGCGGCCAGGACGGGGAGGGCGCCTACTTGGCGGGCGTGGCCACGGGCGGCAGCTTCGAGTATGCCGGTAGCAACGCCGCGCTGGTGCTGCCCTGCCGCACGCTGGGTGCGCAGCCATTTCCGGTCGGCACGATCACGGCCTTCTGGCGCGGGCGCGTGCTGGTGGCCCAGGGCGATGTGCTGTGGGCCAGCCGGCCGAACGCGCCGCACCTGGCGGACTGGCGCGATTTCCGGCAGATGCCGGCGCCGATCACCGCCATCCAGCCTGTGGACGACGGGATCTACGTGGGCACGACGCAGGATCTGATCTGGCTGGGTGGTGCGACCTTCGATGGGCTCGCCTACGCGCCGACCCGCCGCGGCCCGGTGGTGCCGGGTTCTGGCGTTGCCGCGCCCGGCGACCGTATCAAGCTGGGGGATGGCTCGGGCGCTGGCACGGCCATGCTGTGCATCGCGGGCGGCGAGGTGGTGGCGGGCTTCTCCGGTGGGCAGACCACAAGCCTGACAGGCGACCGCTATCGCACCAAGGCAACGGAGGTCTGCGCCGCCTTCCGTGAAGTGGACGGCATCCCCCAATACCTGGCAGTGCCCCAATGAGCCTCTGGAACCCCTACACATTTACCATCGGCGGTGCACCGGCCCTGCTGGACGCTGCGCCGCCGGCGCTGCGGGTGATGGGGGGTGGGCAGGCGAGTGCCGAGCAGCTTGCGGCTGCGCGCATGGCATTCAGCCGCTTCTGCGCGGTGGCGCGCACGTCGCCCGTGCCCAACCCCACGGAGACAGGGCGCCTGCCTGACGGCTCGGCTTACCGTATCGTCGTCGTTGGTGCACAGGCTCTCATGGAGCTACACCCTGTCGTTGGCGGCAAGCCGCTCTCCGATGAGGTGCGCCCCGGCATCTGGTTCCTCGACCCGGCTCCCGGTGAGCCAGGGGCAGGTAACGCCTTTTTCGTGCTCTCTCCTCCAGGGGAGGGTCTGGAGCAGTGGACACTGGCACGCCTTACCGGCTGGCCGGCGCTACCAGTCGCAGGTCGTGCAGGTCCGCGCGTGTCTATGGCAACTGCCAAGATAATGACAACTGGCATACGAGCGCCGGAGCCTGCTGAGTATTTCTATCCCAATGGGGGAGCGCGTCTGCAGCAGCTCGGCGGCTATGTCAGCATGACCATCAATGCGGTGGGGGAGAGTGCCCCGTCCTTCGTTGGCTTCGACGAGAACCACCGCGCGATGTTCCTCTCCGGGGGCGTCTTGTCTCGGGACGGTTTGTATCTCTACCGATCGTCCACCTCGGTGAATCTGGACAAGACGGGCGCTGAGGGGTCTGGAATCAAGCCTCAGTATGAGGAGCCTCCGACATACCCCGCCATTTCCCTCACTTTGGTGAGCGAGATCTATCAACCTGCAGTGTCCACCTGGGCCGAGAGCAACGGGCGCCAGCTCCTGGCCGTGGCCAGCAACGGCCGGCGTATCGCCACTCTGTTCACGCGCCAGTTTGACCGGCTTCCGCCGTTTGCCGGTGACCAATACACGATCGTCAAAGGCGGCGGGCTCATGGAAGCCTATACCACCGATGTGTCGTACAAAGGAACGACCTATGTCCGAGTGGATGCGCGCACCCTGCCCGGGGTCATCAGCGGCGCACTGACGTATCGTGGGGTAGAGGCCGACTTGAAAGTGTTCGACACGCGCACTGGTGAGGCTGTTGTTGCACAGCGGGAGCCTAGCGATTCCTTCGTCCCAGGTACGCCAGTGCTTATGTGGTGGGATGCTACAAGCGAGGCTGGAGCCTATTCGAAGTCAACTGGTTTTGGGGTAGGGGTGGATTACTCGGCTCCGGTCTTCGTCCTGACAAGCTACAGCCTCACAGGCACCCCAGGTTCGTACCGCGAGGATTGCACGTTCGCCTTGGACGGAGAGGTGTCGCATTCCGCCCAGGGTAGTCAGACCACCCACGAGATACTCGGTCCATTCTTTAGTGGCAGCGAGTTGCTGCCGCTTATTGCGAAGACGGAAAAATCATACGAATCGTCGTTCAGAGGCCATGCAAGCGGGTCAATCAAGGGTTTCGGGCTGCGCGGGGGCGACACGCCGCCCCAGCGACCTGAATTCGTCGATGAAGCAACATTTGACGCGGCGATCCACACCTATGAAGTCAGCGGTACCCATGCGATGGAGTACAAGCGGACAAAGAATGTCCAGGTAGGCAGATTTGGCGAACTGAGGCTGATCGATGAGCGGACGACGGAGACGGCAGATCTTTACTGGCGTCGTTTTATCGATGCATGGACGGGCGCCCCGGAGTCGAGCACCGGTAATAGTTCTTCCGCATATGCGTGGTCCGTCACCCGGCGGGCTCTGTTGGTCTTTGATCCAGAGCTGGACCTGTTGTGCTACAGCGAATTCGGCTTCTCGGGTTCAGGCAGCGCCGCCTACGAGCGCACTGGCGTTGGCGACGACGATGTCACGTACTACTTGTCGCCGGGCGAACCGCTCCCTGATCTTCCCCGCGTGCGGATCGTGCTTAGGTGCGGCGGCGAGACGAAGTATTTCGACACCGCCGTGGCGGAGGCGAGCCATGACTACAGCCACAGGGTCGCGGCAGCCCAACTGCACCCCATGCTGGGCTATCCATACGGAGCGCCCGCAGTACACACGGCTGACTATCTTGAGGACCACAATGCGATCGGCACCAGTGGCATGTGGACGGTACCAATGGTTGCGATCTCTGACGCCATCAGGGCGTTTGCCGATGGCACGCCCGTAACGACAGCCCTGATGGATGGTGTTCCTGTCTTCGGCTATTTCTGGCGTCCCTCGCCCAATGCGTTTGTGGCGCAGTGTTCTACTCGCGGCAGTTTTCCCGAGCCGTCGCGCTTTCTTGAAGCTGTTCAGGCGACCTATGTGCGCTCCCCGGATGGCCGGGGAGCGTACTTGCGTCTGCAGTGCAATCCATCCATACCAGAGACTGTGCGAGGCTTCGCTCCGCAGACGTTCGTCGTGGACATGCGCGGCCTGCACACCTCGCCAACCACCGCGCAGCTGGCCTCCGCAGGCGTAGACCTCTCAATGGCAGGAGCATTCTGATGATCGTCGTGAACACGCTCACCGGCGCCGTGTCCGAGTACACCCGCCACGATTTCCAATCCATCACGCCCACGCACGGCGGCTCGGCAACGGGCCTCTACGCATTCGACGGCGACACCGACAACGGCCTGCCCATCGTCTCGGAAATCCGCCTTCCGGCCACGCTGCGCGAGAGCACGCTGAAGCAGTCGATCCAGATGGCCTACCTGTCCATGCGCGGCGATGGCAGCGCCTGCTTCACGGTGCATGGTGCGCGCGAGGTATGGCGGTACAGCTTCCCGCTGCGCCCGAGCGAGCAGACGCGCTGCCCCGTTGGCCGCGGCATCCGCGAGAACTACCTGGGCTTCGGCCTGAGCAACCCGGCCGGCCAGGCCTTCACGCTGGACCGCGTGGAGATCCTGGCGGCCGCATCCAAGTCAAGGAGGGTTTGACCATGGCAGACATGGACCTGAACGGCCCGGCGGAAATCGTCGAGGACAAATACGAGCGATCGGTGGAGCTTGCGGAGACCGCGTCGCGCGAGGTGGCCGACTTCCAGCGGGCGCTGAACGACAGCATCTACCAGCCTCCGCAGATCAGCGTGCAGTGGCAGACCATGGCCGCGCCCAGCCTGCCCGCCATCCCCAATATGCCGGCGCTGCCCGGCATCGACTTCACCGAGCCGGGCGGGCAGCCCGGGGGGCTGACGGCGACCATGCGCGACGTGGCGATCGATGACCTGAACATCCAGATGCCGACGCTCGACTTTGGCCAGGCGCCGGTGCTGACCATCGGCCAGGCGCCTGCGCTGCCCGAGGTGCGCGACGTGGCGATTCCCGATGCCCCGGACATCACGCTGCCCGACGCACCGCAGTTCCTGGCGCTGCAGACGCACAGCTTCGGCGGGGTGAACCTGCACGAAGAGTGGCTGGACAAGCTGGACGACATCCCCGAGTTGTCGATCCTGCAGCCGACGCCGTTCCAGTACAGCCCGGGCGCGCGGTACGCGTCGCAGTTGCTGGACAACCTGAAGGCCACGCTGAACGCGCGCATCCAGGGCGGTTCGGGCATCGTGCCTGCCGTGGAGCAGCAGATCTGGGACCGTGCGCGCGACCGCGAGACGCAGATCGCCCTGGCCCGAGAGCAGGAGGTGCTGCGCGGCGCCGAGGCGCTGGGCTTCCCCTTGCCTTCGGGCGTGCTGGCCGGCCAGCTGGCGGATGCGCGGCGCGAGTACCACGACAAGCTCTCGGGCCTGAGCCGCGACATCGCCATCAAGCAGGCCGAGCTGGAGCAGCAGAACATGCGCGACAGCATCCAGGCCGCGCTGCAGCTGGAGAGCACGTTGCTGGAGGACTGCTACAAGCTGGAGATGCTGGCCTTCGAGGCGGCCAAGACCGCAGCGGACAACGCCATCGCGGCTCACAACGCGGCTCTTGAGCATTTCAAGGCGCTGTTGGCCGGGTACCAGGCCTACGCCGCGGCCTACGACACTGTTGTGAAGGCCGAGTTGTCGAAGGTCGAGGTGTTCAAGGCGCTGCTGTCGGCCGAGGAGACCAAGGCCAGCATCAACAAGAGCCTGGTGGACCGCTACAAGGCCGAGATCGAAGGCGGCATGGCCGCCGTCGAGATCTACAAGGCCCGCGTGGGCGCCGCACAGACCCTGGTGGAACTGGAGCGCGCACGCATCCAGGCCGGCGGCGAGCAGGTGCGCGCGTTCGTGGCGACGGTCAACGCCGAGACGGCCAAGGCCGAGATGTACAAGACGCGCGTGAGCGCCGAAGCCACGAAGGTGGAGGCCGTGGGCGCGGTGGCGCGGGCCTATGGCTCGAAGGTGGGCGCGCAGGCCGAGAAGGCGAGGGTGGAGGTGGCGAAGTTCCAGGCGTTGGTTTCCGCGAAGGGTCTGGAGTGGGACGGCTGGAAGGCCCGGCTGCAGGCCGCAGTCTCGCGCATGGATGCGGCCGCGCGCACGTCCAGCATCGTGGTGGACGGCTATCGCCTGGGGGCGCACGCAGCCGAAGCGCAGGCGCAGTCCGTGATGCGTCAATGGGAGGCGAGCATCAAGCAGTACGAGGCGAGCAAGGATCTGACATTCCGCGTGGCCAGTGCGAATGCGCAGGCGGTGATGCACGCAAACGACGCCCGGATGGAGGCGGCGAAGGTGATGCTCGCCACCGGCATGCAGAAGGTGGCCAGCTCGTGGAGTGCGGTGTCGGCGTCCGCGAGCATCAGCGGCAATGTGACTCAGTCCATCACCGGCTGATCTGCATACCCCGTATAGGGTTCGACGTAACCCGCCCCAGACGGAACACTGCCGGGCATGACCACCCCGGCCGTCCTCTCCATCGTCCTGTACCAGGGCACGACCCAGCGCGTTCCCATGGTGCGCCGCTACGTGCCCTACAAGATCAAGGGCAGCGAGTGCGATGGCTACGTGAACGCCTGCACCGGCGAACCCGTGCCGCCCGGCGACTTCGTAGACGAGGACTACGCCGGCTGCACGGCGCGCATGCAACTGCGCTCTGACGTGTTCAGCACGAAGGTGCTGCTGGAGTTGACGACCGAGGGCGGCGGCATCGAGCTCGCCGGCAACACGCTCACCCTGGTGTTCCAGCCCGAGGACACCCAGGGCCTGCGCTTCGATGAGGCAGTCGGGCACGTCGAAGTGGTACGTCCAAACGGCGACGTGGAGCGCCAGTACGAGATAACGGTCCAGTTCAGCCCGGAGGGCACGCGGTGAGCCAGACGGTCGTCGTCACGGCGCCGGGTGGAACGGCAATCGTGAATGCCGGTGGCGGCTCTGTTGTCACCAGCGTGCCAAGTACGGTGGTCGTTGAGCATGAGTCCACGCCAGAGACGATTGTCGTCACGCGCGGTATCCCAGGCCCGCGTGGTCCGCAGGGCATTCCCGGGCCTGCGGGTGGGGCGGCGTTCGTGCGCCAGGCAGATGCGCCGCTCTCGGCGCTGTGTGTGGTGTGGGAAGACGCCGCAGGCGTCGTGCGGCCCGCCGATTACGACGATATGGACCACGTCTACCTGATTTCCGGCCTGACCCTGACGGCCACGCCATCTGCGGGAGACGTGACCGTTCAGCGCTCCGGCCCGGTGGACGACGCGTCCTGGAACTGGGCGCCTGGGCCTGTGTACCTGGGCACAGGCGGCGCGCTGACGCAGGCACCACCCGTTGATGGATTCGACATTCTGATCGGCTACGCCGTATCTCCGACCAGGCTCTACCTGGACATTCAAGACCCTATTTCACTGGAGGACTAAACCATGGCTCAACGATTCCTCGCCCGCATCAGCGGCAAGACGAAACAGATGGAGGCGAAGGCCGCCAGCGCCGGCGCGGGCGATGCCGGCAAGATCCCCGCACTCGGCCCCGACGGGAAGCTGGACATGTCCATGATGCCCGCCGGCATCGGCGCCGACACGCAGATCATCCCGGCCAGCGAAGCACTCAGCGCGGGAAACTTCGTCAACATCTGGTCCGATGCGGGAGCCGCAAAGGTCCGGCTGGCCGACAACTCGAATGGCCGCCCGGCTGACGGCTATGTGCTCGATGCGGTCTCCTCGGCCGCCGATGCCACCGTGTACCCGCTCGACGGCACCAATTCCGAGCTCACAGGACTCGCGCCGGGCGCCGAATACTGGCTCGGTACTGCTGGCGGCGTCACGAACACCCCGCTGGATGAGACCGACGCGGGCAATGCCAACAAGATCAGTCAGTACCTCGGCAAGGCCAAGTCGGCAACCGAGCTGATCACCGTGGATGACGGGTACGTGGTGCTGTAGGCGGCGCACCCATGGCAATTCGCAGGCCTCTCGTCCGGGTCGGAGGGCGAGTCCAGCAGCTACCGCCCGGCGACTCGCTGCCGGGGGCGGAGGGTAGTGCGCTCACGGGCGATCTAGCCTATTCGGTCGATCCTGCGCGCTACGCGCTGCCCGACTGGCTTCCCTGTGACGGTGCCCTGGTGGACAACGCCGACGCGCCAGAGAGTCTGCAGCCGTACATGGCCAGGGCTTCTGGCGTTGATTTTTCTGCCGGTGGGACCATCGAATCCACATCTGCAGCCCCGCAGGGCGTGTTCGACATGCTCGGCGACTATGCGCTGATGCAGATGGGCGCGTCGCCTTATGCGATACCCCTGAAGAAGAACGACGTTGGCTATAGCTACCTGCGCGAGTCGTTCGGAGCGAACCCGAGTGCCGCCCTAAAATGCGCGGCACTCGGAATGACAACGGTCAACTTTCCGTGCGTGCTCGGGTTTACGACATCGGCGGGCGGCGCGTTCTTCGCGCGAGGAATTTCGTCAACATGGTCGGTTAGTAACGTCGCTAGCCTCTTTACTGGCAAGACCGTGGCCGGCGTCGTATTCTGTGCTGACGGCCGCTTTTATTTGCTTTCATCGACCGCACCATACTTGCACTCGGTTCAGTCCGATGTCAACGTAGCCAGCTCTCTGGTCGATGTGGGCGGCGTAGGCGCCAACGGCGCGGGTCTGTGCATCAGTCCCAACAAGCGGTACATGGTTAGCTGGCACAACACCACACCATACATCTACGTCCTTGAATTTGACGGCACGAAGTACGTGCCGCTCGGGTCGCCGCCTATTAGTACGTCTGGCACGTCAACTTTCAATCGCGTAGAGGTTAGTGACACGGGAGTGATCGTAGCCAGGACGGGCTCAGGCAGTGTGTTCTACGTGTGTTCCGTGACGCCCACGGGAGCGGTTGGCAGCATGGTGCAAACGACCGTGAATACTGCGTCTGCCTGGGGCCTCATGCCAGATGGACGTCACTTGCTCACATGGGTGAGCAACGCTGCGAACTACTACCCCATTGCAAACGACACCATCGGCGCAGGCACTGCGCTCTCGATGTACTCAACAGGCATCTACGGCACGCTGTATGGGCGTTTCGGGTTGATTCCGGGGAGGTTGTTGGCCGCCAGCAGCGCAGCTGGCTCGGGGTACGCCATGGTCGGCGAGGTGACCCCCTCGGGCTGGATCGCGCCTCGCATCAGGTATGGCTTTCTGAAAGCATGACGGGAGCAGACCCCCGTATAGGGTTCGACGCTGGCGATAGCGCCCGGAATCATCCGGGCCATGAAAACCGAAACCCTTGATTCCATCGGTGCGGCGGGCAACAAGGTAACCATCGTAGGCGCCAGCTTGTCTGGAGCAGGCTGGCTCACGGCAAGCGAATTCGCAGCCATCGTTGGTGCATTAGTGGCGATCGCTGGCGTGGTCATTACCTGGTACTACAAGCGCCAGGCGAACCGCCGCTTAGCGGCAGAACATGCGCTGCGCCAGCAGGAGCGCCAGATGCGTATCGACCTGATGCGTGCTACCGGCCTGCCTCAAGTTCCGTGTGGTGATACAGACATCGGCCGCCTGGAGTTCGACGAATGAGCACAGCAAGCCGCAGCGGCATCCAGCCCAAGGTGATATGGGTGGCAGCTCTGGGCGGCTTCGTCACGCTGCTTTCGCCCGCGTTGATCGACCACCTGCAGAAGTGGGAAAGCGGCAAGAGCAGGGCACTGGTGGTCTATGAGGACAAGCTGGCCGGCAACATCCCCACCGTGTGCAATGGCCTGACGCGCCATGTCACCAGAACACCCATCGTCGTGGGCGAGCGCTGGACCGAGGACAAGTGCATTGCCGAGGAAGCGGCCGCCATCGAACGCGTGCAGCGCGCGCTGCTGCCGTGCTTCAAGCGCCTGCCGCAGCCGAGTGTGCTGGACATGGCCAGCAGCCACGCATGGAACTTTGGGGCGTCGGCCACCTGCGGCAGCGGCGCCATGGTCGCCTGGAACCGTGGCGAGTGGGAGCGCGGCTGCCAGCGCATCAGCCGCGGCGGTGACGGGCGCCTTGTGTGGAGTTTCACAAGCCGTATCGATCCGCGCACCGGGCAGAAGGTCTACACGTTCGTGCAGGGCCTGGCCAACCGGCGCGCCGACGAGACGGCTAAGTGCATGGGAGGCCTGACATGAAACACATTCTGATCGCCCTGGTGGCGGTTGCCCTTGTCGGCTGCACGATGGTACCGGCTGGAACCGCGCATCGCGCATGCGAGTTGCTGCAGATCGCGTCCAGTGAAGCGGATCTGGCGCCGTCCTGGTACCTCGGCGCTGGCGAAGTTCTGGAGCGCTGTGGCCAGCCGAGCGCGCGCGCTGCGGGTGAGGTTCGCGCCTGCTACGCCTCGGCGCGCAACGGCTACAGCGACAACAAGGAATGCGAGGCCCTGGAATGAACCCTATAGCACTCGCAATGTGGTGGTTCTGGTGGAGGGCATGGCCGTGACCCTCATCACCCACCTGATCGTTGCATTTGTGGCCGCTGCCGGCGCATGGGCCTTCCAGGGCGCCCGCATGGATGCCGCCGTGGCAGAGGTGCGCCTGGAGCAAACGAACGAGCGCTTGCGCGCCGTGAGCCAAGCACGCGCTGATGAGCGCGCCATCACCAAGACCTACCAGGAGGCCCTGAATGCTGCCCGTACCCGTGAAAACGCTCTGCGCCGCGACCGTGACGCTGCTCGCGCTGAGTCTGACGGGCTGCGCGACCAACTGTCCGACGCTGCCCGCCGTATCGCTGACGCTCCCCCCACCGCCGTCGCTGAGTACGCCGCTGCCGTCAGTGAGTTACTCGCAGTCTGCAGCCGAGAGCGAACGGCATTCGCGGCAGCGGCTGATGGGCACGCGGCTGATGTCCGAACCCTCACCGCAGCCTGGCCGGTGATGACGACGCCGACCGCGCGCTGATGGCGTAGGGGGCTACGCCGCCCCAGTCATCTCGTGCTCTGCCGCGGTGGCGAGAAACGCCGAGCGCGACTGCCCGCGCGCCTTCGCGGCGAGGTCGATCCGCTGCAACAGACTCTCGTTCAGGCTGATGTTCAGCCGCACGGCCTTGGCCCGCACCTTGGACAAGTCGATCTCCACCAGCATCCAGAACCCGCCCGAGTAGTCTGGATCGGCCGCCCATGCTTCGGGAGAGGTAGGGGCGGGGATCGGATCATCATCCGCGCCGAAGTGCGCCTCCGCGGCTTCCTGGGCAGCACGGGGCAGGCCCTGCAGATCATCGGCCGCAGCGAAGCAGCCGGGGAAGTCCGGGAAGATCGCACCGTAGGCGCTATCGGCGTCCTTGTGTACGTAGATCGGATAGAGCATGTTGGACTCCTTTCAAAAGGCCCCGCCTTAGCGGAGCCCTGCTTGCTTGAGGATGCTGCGAACAGTGGGCAGCGGCAGGTCTTTCTTCGGGTGAGGTACTGTGACCTTGCCCGGCTTGGTCGGGTGCTTGAACTGATGGTGAGAGCCGACCGTGCGCACCAGCACCCAACCGTCTGCCTTGATCTGCTTGATGAGTGCTGCGCTGTTCATGTGTGTAATTCTACACAACAAAAATGCAATACACAACACTACACAAGAAATAATTTACTGATCATTTGTCCAGTGGCGGACAATACCCTCCATGCAAATCGACCAGATCGCAATCGCTGTCCTGGGGGCTCTCGCCGCCTGGCTGTCGCAGGCCCGCAGCGCGCAGGCGCGGCGATGGGCTCCGGTGTTCGGCATGCTCGGGCAGCCGTTCTGGTTCTACGCCGCGTGGGAGGCTGGGCAATGGGGGATCTTCGCGGTGTCGGTGCTGTACGCCCTGGCCTGGATGAGGGGGCTGTGGGTGTACTGGATTGCGCCACGGCCTGCTGACGGTGTCGGCAGGTTGGCCACCATCCAACTGTCGCCCGACAGAAAGCGCTCATGATCCTGGCCCTGCACATCGACAAAGACGAGCCCGGCCACTACACCGCCCGGGTGCTGGATTGCCGGGCCGAGGTGGACGAGTTCGCCGCCAGCACCATCGCGGCCGCGATCCGGGAGGCCGCTGTCCGGGGCTACGACGCCAAGGGCTTCCACATCTGGTACGGCCACGTCTGCATCGGCACCACGTCGGCCTATGCCATGCGCCATGACGGAGAGACGCTGGCCCTTCGCTTGGTGAGGCTCCACGCGGAGTTCTGAGCTCGGACGAAATTCAAGCCCTGTCGGGCACAGCCTCGACACCTCATAGGCATTACCCTGCCGGGCAGCTCCAGTAGCGCCGGCCGATCCAGGCGACCCCCGTTGCTCGCCAGTAACATGGCGGCACAGTAACCGCTCGCGCGCCTGGTCAGCGCGGCAATCCCCTCGCGCTGGCGCGGCACGGGAGCGTCGGTATCCTCGCTCTGGCGCCGCTGCAGAGCGACCCTTTCGGCGCAGAATGCCATTCATGGTGCGAGACGAATGGATCAGGCGATGTGCGGCGCGCTATGTGGCTGCCGGCGATGTCGAGCCGGTAATGGCTCGGCTGTATGCCCAGACGCGGGCAGATGATCAGGCCGAGTTGCACGGTGAGTCCGGGGCGGCATGGATCAGTCCGGAAGATGCGGCCGACGAGGATATGGCGGACTGGGACGAGGATGGGTAGCAGCTTCAGGGAACTTGATGGGGATTGCTGTCGGAAATGGGCTAGGCGCTCACTCTGTAGACCCGACAGGAATAGACTGAAATCCCCTATAGAAGTGGTTCGAGTCCAATCGCGCCTACCAAATTCCCACCCTGAAGAACATCAGACTTCAGGCTTTCGGGGGACTTCTGGGGAACTTTTTTGATTTCCTAGCCGATCAAGCCGCCCCGCGTTGGGCGGCTTTTTCTTTTGGCTATCCGGATTTGGCTGTGGGTCGGCCTATCTTGGGGCACGCTCAATGAGCGCAGCCTTGATGCGGAACAATTCCCACAAGCCTGGATGCATCTTGCGATCCCCGGCTTCCCACTGCTGCCATGACCTCAATGCCGAGTGGACGATGGATGCCGCCTCGCTTTGCGTGAGAGATGCGGCCTCTCGCGCTGCGCGAATGGCTGCGGCAGTAGGGCTCATGGATTGCGCTGATCCCACTCGGCAGCCTCCCTCAATAAACGGCCTAGGCGCGCTTGGAGATCGTGCAGCGGCACACCGCGCGCCAACTCGAAGGCGCTCCATGCCTCGGTCGTATCGTCGGTGCTCGACCAGCCCATATCATTGTTGTATTCGACAGCTAGGCCGCTGTCGTGTATCAGCTTTGGGCCATCGCGGCGCCAAGCTTTGTGCCAGTTGTGGTGTTTGCCGGTCATGATCAGCCGCGATAGTTGATGGCGCCGTCTGCGCGGCGGTTACCGTGTCCTTGACCGGGTTCCAGGTCCAGGCCGGTGACATTGCGGACAACGCGGCGAACGCTGCGGTCCAAGCCCTTGCCGAACTCGCCGCTGGCGGACAAAACCGCGTGGGCCGCAGCGACGATATCGGCCACATCTGCGCCGGCTTGGTGCTTGGCGGTTGCGGCGTCGATGGCGAGTTGTAGGCGGTTGGTCATGTTCATCTCCTCGGAGAGCCAGGAGCCGCCTGGCGTCGGTGGACTGCATCTGCTGTCCATGTGTTGAAATATACGCTCATTGAGCGTATGTGTCAAGCACTCAAAACACACTTGAATCCGGATACCCTTTCTTTTTCGAGAGCTGCTTCCATCTTCGCTTTCTCGCGCCCACGGTCTGCGCCGTCGATCCATTTAGCGTAGACGGTGAAGAGCATCTTGGCGTTCTTGTGGCCCATCTGGCGGGCGATGTAGGTCGGGTTGACGCCCGCCGCCAGGGCATTCGTCGCGTAGGTATGGCGAGTCTGGTACGCCCGGCGCCAGCGGATGCCGCATACGCGCAGGGCAGGGCGCCAGAATGTATCCCGCTGGCTGCGCTCGTCGTGCCATGGCCGGCCCGTCACGGGGTTCTCGAAGATGCGGCGCCCGAGCTCCTGGTCCGTCTTGTCGCTGCTGCCCACCATCGTCCAGGCTTCATTGCTTCCAGGGCCGCCACGGCGCGTGCCACCAGGTCCACGTCCCGAGCGTTGTAGGTTTTGAGGGGCTTCACCTCGCCTGCGGACACTCAAAGTGTGCGGGGATTTTTGACCACCGCTGTGCAAAAAGCGCGCTTCAAGCGGGTTGCGCGCGGTGTTTTGCCTATGGCCCCTGGTGTTGCATACAGTGCGCACGATGCTTTTAATCCGTTGGTCACAAGTTCGAATCTTGTACGTCCTACCAAGCCAATTAAAGAAACCCTGCTATGTAAAAAATAGCAGGGTTTTTCTTTTTTGTCGCTTGTAGGCAATCTGTAGGCAATTTGTCTGAATGCAGCCAGCCAGCACCAGCAGCAAATCCACGGGCAGAGGCGTACTGCTCAGGAAGTTGCGCTTGGCCCTGCTAGGCATCCCAAGTCCAAGGGCCTGCCCTAGCAGTACAACCATGCGCAGTTTGTCTTCTGGATTGAAGAAACCAGATGCACTTGACCACAGAGCCCACGGCAGGGTGACCACGCGTTCCCCTGCTACCTGACCGGCCTGACCAGCGCACGATGCCACTTGTGTTTGCCAAAGCGTCTCAATGACACCTGTACTCCACCAAACTTCAGATCCACTGCGAGGCTACTTTGCATATGCCAAGTGCGCTACGCCGAGAACCTGACAGTTAGAGGCAGGAGCATGCTTATCTCCAGTTTTACCCTAGCCGATTTTCAGTCTTAATTCGGCTGGGTGCTGTCGGGCGGTTCGTCAGTTGAACGGCCGCTGGAGCCGGAGGCGGCCATACGCAAGGCGCCACGCCCGATGACCGTCGCGCATTACTGACCGGTCGCTAGGGAAGCACCACTGGACTGAGGGTCTTCAAACTCAGACTCATGCCCGATCCGACCGGCCGGGCCCGATCCAAAAGAGACCTTCATCTGTTTGCCACTAAGCGGTCTGTCATGTGCCGAAATCCATGGTGTCCAGCGGGCTGACTGCTCCGCCCGCATCCACCTTCAGCGCATGCGTATAAATCATGGTGGTGGACACATCGCTGTGGCCGAGAAGCTCCTGCACTGTGCGGATATCGGTGCTAGATTTAAGCGGGTGCGTGGCAAAGCTGTGGCGCAGGGTATGCACAAAAATGGGCTTGCAAATGCCCGCGTAGGCTACAGCCTTCTTGATCGCTCGTTGCAACCGCTCTTCATACAAGTGATGGCGGCGCTCAGCGCCTGCACGCGGCAACATCCCCAACCGGTCCTTGTTGCCCTTGGCTTCGCGGACGATGATCACATGGCGGTCAAAGTCCACATCCTTGATGCGCAGCCGCAGCCCTTCATAAGTAGCATATCCGTGCCGTATAGCAGTTTTGCCAAGAACCGCATGTCCGAGTCCAGAAACTGGAACAACGCACCCACTTCCTCTTTGGTCAGCATGCTGGGAATGGCGCGCTTTTGCGCCTGGCGGCTCACGCCATCCAGCCAAGCCAAATTGATGCCCAGCACTTCCCGATAAAGAAACAACAACGCACTGAGTGTCTGGTTGTGCGTTGATGTCGATACCCTGCGCTCGTTGGTCAGCATGGTCAAAAAAGCCTCATCACTGGCGCACCGATGTCGCGTATGGCAGCATCTTTCGTGCACGATTACGCCAGCGGATGAAAAAGCGGACCCATTACAGGTAAGCCTTCTCGGTGCTGAGGCTATAGTGCAGGTAACGAACACGCTTCCTGAGTTGGTCCAATAGTCGTGTTGAGCGCAGTTGTGCCGGTTTTCATGGAATCGTTATATTTGTATTTTTAAACGGTATGTCGAGTGCCAACCTAGGCTGCAAGTCGCTTTCAGGAGGAAACCGTGCCCAGAATATTCCGCAGCTACCAGATTATTCCGCAGGTCTGTGGGATAAATTACGTTAGGAGTTAAAGCATGAGCAAGGGATCCTCTGCACGAATCCCTGTGCGATGTGGCTGAGCAAGCCTGAAGCTCAGACAATAGGCACATGAAGCAAAGCAGCCTGGGCCTGAGCAATACCACCAAGCGCACGCGTAAGCGCGAATTCCTAGACGCCATGGAACTGGTGGTCCCTTGGGCTGAGCTGGTCTCGCTGATAGAGCCCTACGCACCCGAGAGTGGGCGCCGGGGCCAGCAGCCCTTTGCAGTACAAACCCTGCTTCGCATCCATTTCATGCAGCAGTGGTTCAAACTCAGTGACCCCGCCATGGAAGAAGCCTTGCACGACGTGCCAGCCTTTCGGGACTTTGCGGGCCTATCGCACTGGGACGAGCACATCCCCAGTGAATCGAGCATCCTGCGCTTTAGGCATCTGCTGGAGCGCCACAAGCTGGCCGATCAGATCCTGGCCACCGTGAATGCGCTACTGCAAGCCAAGGGGTTGCAACTCAAGGCAGGCACCGTAGTGGATGCCACGCTGATTGCTGCGCCCAGTTCAACCAAAAACCAAAGCCACGAGCGTGACCCCGAGATGCATCAAAGCAAGAAGGGCAACCAGTGGTACTTCGGTATGAAGGCCCACATTGGGGTGGATGCAGACTCGGGCCTGGTGCATACGGTGCGAGGCACCAGCGGCAATGTCGGTGATGTGGTCGAGGCCAACAGCCTATTGCACGGGCAGGAGACAGACGCCTTTGGTGATGCGGGTTACCAGGGGGTGGACAAGCGCGCTGATGCCAAGCCAACGGTGCGCTGGCATGTGGCCATGCGCCCAGGGCTGCGCCGGGCGTTGGACAAAGACAGGCCTCTGGAGGCGCTGATTGACCAGTTGGAGCGCACCAAGGCCAGCATCCGGGCCAAGGTGGAGCACCCGTTCAGAGTGCTCAAGCAACAGTTTGGGTATGTAAAGGTGCGCTATCGAGGGCTCAAGAAGAACACGGCGCAGATCGTCACGCTGTTTGCGCTGTCAAACCTGTGGATGGCAAGGCACAAGCTGCTGCAATGCATGGGACAGGTGCGCGCGCACAGGGCATGATGCACAAGGATCAGGGGCCAATGGCCCCCGCGCAGCGTCTGAGGATGCCTTGCTCACGCCGAGGTTGCTCAACGTGAGTGCTTTTAACTTAGCACATCGCCGTGGCACAACCAGAATCGATTCGTGAAGAGCTTCCCTAGGCGATGAATATGGAACGCAAAATCCTGTATATACCATGCGAAATTTCCCAGAGAATCTGTACAGACCTGACGGTCAGAGGGCCTTCGGTAGTTGGACGGGTGGATTACTGGGTGTGGTGGGAAAGCAAATGGAAGACTTCAGGGAGTTTCATAAGCAATGGTATGTCGAAGACATGAACTAGCAAGAGCTTCTAGCATCGGCTTGCAACGGACGGCGCTGCGCGCTGCCGCTGATGCTGAACGTTTGATGAGATTTTTGAGAAATGAATGAAATGTCAAATCACATTGAAGCAAGCTTTGGATATACAAAAGACAGTCATGATCAAACGTGCACATACTGCGGCGCCGTATTTCATGTCGTAGTTCCAGGGCAAAAAGGGCACGAAGAGCCAGAGGAATATTATTGCCCTGAGTGCTCAACTGAATACAAAACGCGGGCATCCAACTCTCCTACAGTTACGTTGGTTAGGTCAAGAACTGACGGTCGGGACACAAAAAACTTTTCATAATCAATTAAGCTAGCGCTCAAGCCGACCCGCCTACGGCGGGCGGCTTACCTTGGCCGTTAGTCGGCATGAACGGAAGCTCTCGTGAAAGCGCTCGACCCAGTCTCGGTCCATATTCAATCATGATTAAGCTCGCGCTTACCTTGCTTTGCCTGCTGGGACTTTCCACTTCGGCTCTAGCGCTTGAGTTCCGTGAAATCCCAAACTCAGGCGAGATCTTGGCCACTGGCAGAGTGGAGAGAGGAGACGCCGAGAAAATTGCTAGGATCATCACCCTCGAATACAAGCAACGGCATCACCTTGTTCGACACTTGGTGACCTTGAGCCTGGATTCACCCGGCGGCAGCCTTCTCGGCGGTTTACAGCTCGGGTATGCAATTCGTCAGCTTGGCGTTCACACGAACATCGGCGCTGGCCAGTCGTGTATGTCTGCGTGCGCCCTTGCATTCCTGGCAGGGCAGGAAAGAACCGTTGAGGGCAGGTTCGGAGTGCACGCCGTCAGTTTCGATCCAAACGCCAAGCATGCAGATCGCAACGATCAATTGGATTCCATTCAGCAACTGGGTGCGATTACCACTGCCTATGTGAGTGAAATGACGGGGAAGAGTGACGTAGCGCTGAAGGCGTTGTCCACATCCGCCGCAAGCATTTCAATCCTGAATGACGCTGAACTAGTGTCGATGGGCGTCATTACTATCGCTCGGCGGCCGAGTCAATTCGGACGCCCCGGCTTCAAGTGTCCGGCGGAACAAAACTTCACGGTGCTTAGCGCCGTCTGTGCTCACATAGACATTTCCCTACTTGATCAAGAGCTCAACACGCTCTATTCGAAGATCCAGAAGGGAGGGGCGCCGTCGGACTTGGCGGAGGAGCAGGAGCGGTGGCGCCGTTATCGAAACTCATGTATCAACGACCGACAGCCCAACGGGTACGCCAGCATCGTTAACTGCGTACGCGAGTCTTATACCGTTAGGCGCGATCAACTCATGTCAGTCTGGTTAGCAATGTCTGCCAAGAAGAGCCGACCCGGGTCAGAGAACTGGCAACCTATCGAGCCAACACGTTAAAAGATCCCATTCGTTAATAGGAGCGATTGTGCCTAACCCTTCATATATGGACTCCTCCACAAGGGCAAGAAACTGACTGATCTATTGGCTGTTGGGGAATTGCCTACAGTCGTATATCCGGCATCTATTGTGGACTCTGTTGTGGTCCGTGCCAGCATGGAATCTGCGGGACCGGCGCGCCAAATAATACAAGCGGCTTCGGATGAGCCGGAAGAGTTATCGGCGTCAGATGGTCTGGGGGGCCATCGAGACAGGCGTGATGAAAGACCGCAAGGAGTTGAACATAACCGTTGAGGCAAACGCCAAGGTTTTCCATGGACATGCGGGCAACGTTCGCTATCGGAAACTGGGTGCGGCCGCACCAAGAAGCGCCGCGCTGTAGCTACGCCGTAGCTAGTTCACGAGGCAGATGACCTTCACCACCACAGTTGCGGCATACGCTGCAAGATCCGCGCTCTTCTGCAATGGGGTTTGCTCATAGTCTGAGCGGAGTGGGGCTTGTTGTGTCGTAGCCGTACCAACTCTGACCTGGCTGAGCAAAGGGAAGAGGGCATTTGCGTTCACCGAGTAGGCCAAATGCGAATCGCCTCGGGATTTATCAATACCCCAGACCAGCCCGATCATTAAACCTGAATTGTCGAGAACAGGGCTGCCTGAGCCGCCATGGACTGTCTTCAGGCCGATAGAAAAACCATCGCTACCGTGGCGCGGATCACGGGCAACCGAAACCGTACTGTTGATTTCCACTGAATTCTGACCCCGGTTTTTCATTCAATATTGACCCCACCCTTGGTGGAGTAGCCGGGCTACTCGGTTGTGGATAAGTCTAACGCCGAAGGTATCGCTTCCCCTTTCGTTGGTGCCTTTCTGCCCCTGGTCTTGGCCGCAGAGGTTGTGGTGGCCGATGAGTTCTTGAACCGCCAGCTGTCATTGCCCGTCTCCACGATGTGGCAGTGATGGGTGAACCGGTCCAGCAAGGCCGTGGTCATCTTGGCGTCGCCAAACACCTGGCTCCACTCCCCGAAACTCAGATTGGTGGTGATCATCACGCTGGTGTGTTCGTACAGCTTGGACAGCAGGTGAAACAGCAAGGCTCCGCCGGCCTGGCTGAACGGCAGGTAGCCCAGCTCGTCCAGCACCACCAGGTCCGTGTACATCAGCCGGTGCGCGATCTGGCCGGCCTTGCCTTGCGCCTTCTCCAACTCCAGCGCGTTGACCAGTTCCACCGTCGAGAAGAACCGCACCCGCTTGCTGTGCCGCTGGATCGCCTCGATGCCGACGGCCGTGGCCAGATGCGTCTTGCCCGTGCCCGGCCCACCAATGAGTACTGCGTTGTGCGCAGCCTCGATGAACTTGGCCGTGTGCAAAGAGCGAACCAATGCTTCATCCACATTGGCCTGGGCGAACTCGAACCCCGCCAGATCCCGATGCGCGGGGAAGCGTGCCGCACCCATCTGGTACGCCATGGAGCGCACCGCCCGTTCGGCCGTCTCGGCCTTGAGCAGTTGGTTCAGGAACGCCTCGGGCGTGAAGTCGGTGTGCCTGGCCTGCGCTGCCACCTCCGGGTAGTTGGCTGCCATGCCGTGCAGCTTCATGGCCTTGAGGGCCGAGATGATTTCGGCGCTCAT